TATTACGTGTATTACGTGTATTACGTGTATTACGTGTATTACGTGTATTACGTGTATTACGTGTATTACGTGTATTACGTGTATTACGTGTATTACGTGTATTACGTGTATTACGTGTATTACGTGTATTACATATAATATAAGCACTAATTTCCATTTGTCAAGCAATAAAATGAAAAAAGCCGAAAATAATTTATTGTGAACAAAAAGGCGTATAATACTGCTGTACTACTACTATTAACAGCGAAAACTCGAATACTGCGGATATGTTCGATATATAAGAGCAAAAAGTTGATTTTTCATCGAAAAAGTCGAATTTTCGAGCGAAAAGAGCCATTTTTACCATTTTTAACACTTTTATTGCACTTTTAGGAGTATTTTTGATTATGACTATTCTTGTTACTAATAGTACATATACGTGCCCAAATACAGACAGAGAATACGTTTTTGACTCCACCCGAGTGGTATTGGTAGATGGAGACTTTGATCCGGGCGCAGATGACCCATTTGTAGATACAGAATACGAATGTGAAGGCATTGTAGTGGGTTACGGAGGCGAAGAATACCCCATTAAGGTGGAGTGGGACAATGGCTGCGTCAATGAATACCATCCAGACCATCTAGAAATCATCGGCCATATCGAAAAAGCTCCTCCCATGCTCAAAGACAACCCAAACCGCACCTTTAAGCAACGAAGATTAGCTAAAGATACAAGGACTATAGAGGTTGGCACCTTGGCCGAGTGGGGGAAAATAGCACATAAGGCATTCATGGCCCAAAGCAAAACTATACCTGAAGCAGAGGTGATATCTGAACCAAAGGTCCATAGTAATAGTATTATTATAGAAGAGGCCAGCAGCAAGCCTAAGAAGACCTTCATGGATGAGGTGATAATAACAGCTAAAGACATGAGAAAAGCTAGAAAGTCAAGTGAGTGATACTATTACTAATTATGTACTTGAGACCCCTATGCAGACATGTTGTACTACTACTATTTTCGACAGCTGAAAAAATCGACGGCATCGAGGTCGAAAGTTTTCGATGATATATTGGTCGAATCGAGGACCCTGGAGATATGTAATACATCAAAACGATGATGACTTTCATAGTAGTAGTAAAATACCAATATCTTATCAATAAAATACCAATATCTTATCAATAAAATACCAATAGCTTATCAATAAAATAGCAATATAATAATAGTAACAGCAACTATATATAATACTGCAATAGCAGCAATATAATAATAGTAACAGTATTATAGCGGTAACACAATAATCTCTGAAACCCAACAGTCCTGTATTGCAATAGCAATATAAAAATGTATTGCAAGCAGTATTGCATAATAGCAGAAAAATGGGTAGTTGTGCATTGCATTTCTGTATTGCATTACAGCAATTTAATAGTATTATAGCACTAATAGAATAATGCTGTTTCAGCATGTTTGTATTAGTAGTATAATAGAACAGTTGCGGTGGTGCATTTCTAGTCATTTAATTATATAGAAATACCATGGAAATTGCTGTAATCTCTAGTGGGGGTCTTTTGTATTGTGAAGGTGTGGGTTATTTACTGTGTTCTATATGGTGATGGCGGACTTGGACTTTACCGGCCGGATGTGAATTTCACTATAATAATAGTAGTATATACACTGCAATTGCTAAACCCTGAAACAAGTATAACCAGCTTGCAAACATGAAGGGAGGTGTTTTATGAAGATTGAATATGATGATTATGGAAGAGCAATGGTATATTACCCGGCTGCAGGTGCGGAACCACTGAACATACCGCTGTCCGACATTACTACTGACGCAGCTCTGGCAGAAATGATATCTAATCATATAGATGATCTGCCAAATGATTTTGCCTCGCGTATACTTTTGCCTGGGCTACTTGACACCACCAGCGATAATATGGTTCTAGGAGATATCTGCACTGTATTGATCGGTCTAGTGGACCTTTTGAAAACAGCTGGTGAAAATAGTGATGAATTCGTCTTAAGCTTTAAGTTTAAAGACGGTGTGCTTAATGTCGTGATGGGCAGATTAAATTTTATGCTCGGGCCTGATACACTCATTTCGGAGACAGCCGGCAATGCATAAAGTGATACAGTTTAGGGAGGAGGGTGGAATGTGGTGTAACTCACAGCCGTCTATACCTCTGCGGTAAGGCTTCCTTGTCCGCATTCCAACAGGGTAAAGCTGTTTGCAAGGGAGCCATTCCTTCAGGACAGTTGTGCTAGAAGTGCACTCCTGACTTAACAAGAGGTATAACTTCATAAGGGCTTGGCGGGGGCGTGGTACCATGCCCCTGCCGAGCTATTTTCCAAAGGAGGCAATGTGAAGGAATTGCAAGAGGAAGCTGTAAAGATAGCTGCAGGGAAGGGTCATTTTCTAGGAAGGTGGATGATGCATCCTACTCACGGGATTAGCAGATCCTACGCTTATTGTAATAAGTGTGTTTTGAGGGTGGATATAAACACCGAGGATGTTTCTATCACCGGCCCGGCTGTTGACAACGAGTGCAAAAGAGTGGCAATGTGATAGTAAAAGGAGCACACCATGCCCAAAGCACGCATATCAGCACAGATAATATGTTATAACAAGAACACCTACAAGTACAATGCAGCCAGCGGTGATTGGTTGGTGCATATGTGGGGATGGTGGCCTTATGGCAATAACCCCAGATGGTCTTGGGTGCGTGTATCTTGTGATAAGGTGCCTGATGAAGTTAAGAGGCTTGTTAAGTAATATATAGTAGTAGTATATATACTATAATCATTATATTCTATTTGTCAAGGGGTAATATGGTAACAACAGCGTTAGGTATGTTTGTTGAGGAGACAGAGCTTACGTATCACGAAGAGCGTAAAATAATGTTCAAGAAGTTCTAAAGAACAGACTTTTCTGCGGGCGGACAAAACGCTGTGAAGACAACACAAGAAAGGATAGGAACAATGGTTAAGATGGTATTGCATGAGGATACTTGGGTTGCTTCTGAAAGTAAGAGTATCACTCTTGAGGTTCCGCTTCAAGAGATGGTTCGTGCTACAGCAGGAGCTTTGCAAAAGATTGCTAAAGGACATGATGGTAACCCTGTTCGGTTGTACGCTTCTAATGCGCTTACTTCACTAAATCTTCTGACTTACGCTCTAACCGAGGGTGATGTACTGAGTGTGAAAGAATTGCTTTATCAACCTAAGCCCCGAAAGGATGGTAGGTCTATCCTTGTTGAGGATACACTTGTTGAGTTTATGGCAAACAGAGATAAGTGGGAGGGCACACACACTCAACTTCTGCGCGCTTTGAAACAACTGGTTCCTTTGAAATTACGGAGACTTGAGGAGTGGCCTAAGAGCGCAAATAGCCTGTCATACAGACTTAAGCAGTCTGAGGCATCTCTTCCGAAGAGGGGTATAGAGATGCTTAGGATGAAAACATTAGGTGAGCGTACTATCACATTAACACGGTCATAATAGTAATAGTATATAGTATAAGGAGGCACAACATGTTAAAGATTTTAATAGGTTTAGACGCGGAATTTATGGCGTATTATCATGACAGTCCAGTGTATCCACTATTGGACAGAAGAGAGCACAAGCTTTACAATGTGGGGTGTGATGAGTTTGGACACTGTATTGAGGTTAGACCTAAAGAATCAGACACAGCTGAAGGTCTTGTCCTTAACACTGTAAAGGTGATGGCTGAACTACCTGCACACCTTAGATATGAGCATGGAAATGTGCATGTGATGGACAAGAAGACTTTTATCAAGCTTCTCCGCGCGCGTGGCACGGCAAAGGAAATACCTGGTTGCAAGAACATACATGACCAGGACATCCTTGACGACTGCAAAATGGACATTGAAGCCAGAAAAGCAGGCAACCGTATTGTTTTCTGTGGCATGCATGTACATGTATCGGCTATGGATGTTAGGACTCAGGAAGTGACAATTAAGGGCAACACTGAGCATGTGGAGATTGAGACACCAATAGACCTACCTGTTCAGTCGCTGGTGCTTTTATTCGATGAGTTTCTGTTTAAACCATTGTCAAGTGACAAGGACTTTAACATAGGCAGATATCGCGCACCTGGATTCTATGAGCGTAAGACATCAAACCACTTTGAATACAGAAGCTTAGGTTCATCTGCATTTGGCCCCAAACGCTTGATGGTTATCTTTGAGATCATTAAGGAAATCATCATAAACCTGGATTACTATGTGTTATGGAACATGGGTCCCCTTGAAATAAGGGGAACACAATGGCGACGATCCGATAAGCTGGCTGAGTTAGTGACACAACTGTCCAGAACTAAACCTAGTACCAGGGATCTAAGGCAACTGTGGGTGCCCTGGGCATAAAAAGAAGGAATACAATTATGAAAAAACTACAAGAAGAAGCTGTAAAGATAGCTGCAGAGAAAGGTCATTTTCTAGGGAGATGGATGATGCATCCTACTCAGCGGATGCTGTAGACACCCCAAGCACAAGAGGAAATATGGTTAAAAAAGGTGACACGGTAGAATTTATTGACGGATTCATTGATGAAAAAAGGCCTGCGAGAGGCATTGTTGAAGGTTTTGTGTGTGTAGGACAATCTGATTTTGTGTGCATCAAGACTGATGATGGCAGAAGGCATTACAGGCCTGCCCACTGCTTTGAAAAAATCCCGACTGAATTTGGTGACAAAAATCCCAACCAGAGGTTCAAAGCACATAAAATGAGGAAATTGGCCAATGACAGCAGAAGACAAAAGTGAACAAGGAGCTGCAGCCGCTAGCGAACAAAACGAAGAGGAAGGTAATGCAGCGCGGAATAATCCAGATTTGTTGGAAGAGCTGCTCGAAGCGGCCGCATTGTGGGTGCCGTTCTTCTAAGGATAAATTATGCAGGCAGAAAAAGGTCAAAAAGTCGGATCTATTGTCAACTTAAATACTGCCCGTTATAAGGAGATCAGATGGAACCAATAGAATACCAAACTGTTATCAACACCAAAACAGGTGTTATTCATTATGCTAGACCTGATCATATTATGTCAGAAGTTCCGTATCCACTATGTGGGAACACAGTGAACAATTACCCTGCCGGGTATCCCAAAAGTGACAAGGGCTACGCTCATTATAAGTTCACGCTTGAACCAGCCACATGCCCAAGATGTACAAATCCGAACGCAGAGAGTTGGTTCACTGAACAGATAGTGCCACGTCTCGGATGGTGGGCTGAACAGATAAATAAAGCCCAAGAGATCGCAAAGACGCATTTGTGTCCATTTCAGTTATTTGCTAAAAAGCACGGATATGATTTGGAACACGATGGACTTGTTTTCCCGGAGTCAGCATTAGATTTCTGTCGTCATATTTCCCAGTGGAGACATCCTCCAACCATTGGTGGTGTTAAGTCGCATGTGCCGCATAATGTATCTGTTGGTTACGTTGGCACAACAGAGCGCAGATATTCTGATAGAGTAGCGCTGCTGAAGTTCATGTCAGTCTGGTCTGATGCACTAGTTATACCTTGGGAACTTATCGTAAAACCATGGCCTGAAGGAAGCCATTCCGATATTGAGATTGTAACTAAGACTGTTAGAGGTGACACGAGGATGGGGGCTAAACCCCCGCCGCCTGTGCATCCATATGTAAAGAGTATGATTAAGCATATGGAAGAAACTTCGATATTTGGTGTGTTTAATCGTATGATGAAAAATAAGAACGCAACTGGCGGGCTAACATTTGGGCTGACAGCAACTGCCGGAAGGAAATGGGGATAAACATGGCCGAGAAGCCTAAATGCTGCAAATGTGGTAAGGAGTGCGCCGATGATTTTGCTATAGCTGCAAATAACGAGGTCCTCTGCGCACCATGTTACACAGACCCAAAACCTTATCTGCATCTTGTAAGAGGTATGAAGCTTTACAGGGAACCTGGCCTCGGACTTCTTCATATTGCCGAACCAGGCTACCGTCCAAATACTACGCTTTGCAGGCTTGACGTGCTGGAAAAACTCAAGCTTGTGGAAGCGGACGAGTATCCTTTCCTCATTACCGCCAACGGCGAAGCAAGCGCAGAACACACAACCATCTGCGGTTACTGTATGGAGAGTGTAATACACTATGCTTATGAACATGAAGGACGGTATCAAGAAGACTTTGTGAGATTTGTACTGGCAGTTTTCAATGCAGTCAATTTTGAAATCAAGCGAAGGAGACCGAAAGGCGGACGAGGCAATAAGGTCCCCAGACGCGGGGTATGATGGTGTTCGCAATGGAGCTTGGCAAATAATGCTATTATCACGAATGCGTAGAATTGTAGACCTAAAGACAGGTATTGTGCATCTTATGAGAGAAGATGTTAAAATACCTATCGGCGAGAAGCGGGTTAGAGTCACTAACGCCTTTCTAACATGTGAAGATTGCCAAAAATTACTTAAACAGTACATGAAGGCGCTGGAAAGGCGGGCAAACTGGTTATGTTAATAAAGTTATTGGATGATCCAAGACGAGCCGGAGAAATATCCGATGTTAATCACGCGGCATTCGGTTACCCAACAATACGGAGACTGACTGAACACAAGATAAAAGAGCGAATGAAAGATCCAAGATATGAAGCATATGGCTGCATATCAAATGATGTATTATTGGGATTTTTCTATCTCTTCACTGCTGCTCCTACTAGTCGCACAAAACATGTTGAATCTTTCTGTGTGCTGCCATGTCATCAAGGCAGAGGAATTGGCTATAAGATGGCTGGACACATGATTGAAATGTATTCAATATTCGATTTCCATCTCGATGCTCCGATAGAAAACCAATCTTGCAGGAGGCTGTACAAGAAGTTCGGCTTCATCGAAACCGGCGAGCGAAGTATGGCAAGGAAAGCGCAGCCATTTATGGAAAACGAATTTATATTGGGCAATATGCGCCTTTGTCTAACCGGGGCAGCGGACATGGCCGGTGTTAAATTGCAACGTTCGCCAAATAGCTACGACATGGAAGAAATGCTTTGTATTATGGAGGAGATACTCGCCAGATTACAAAAGAAAACCTGGAAAGACTGCACTATATGGCCATTACTAGACCTCATTGAAGTTGCAGTTGTTAAACCCTTGGTTTTTGTACTGACCAGGTTAGAACATTACTTTAAAAAAAGAGAGAGTGAAAGGAGAAACGTATGAACACTTATGTTAAAACGGTCTATGAGGACCAAAAACCCAACATCACGCGATACAGGGATAAGACAACGGCTGAAAGCATGGTCAGAGCCTACAGAGAACATGGCATCGATGTAGTCAGTTGCGAAATTGTTGACGAAGAGACCGCTCTGGCCCAGGTCAGAGCAAAGGAAGTCTACTACGATAGGGCATAAATGATTTAAACAAAGGGTGTAGTCCTATGGCCAAAAAGCAGCGAAAGAAAGCAAAGAAGGCAAAAAGGCGCAACGTACCAGACACTAGGACTGCTGTGAGCAAACACACTGCCGAAGCCGAGCTATTGGCTGCGGCAGTGCTAAGTGGGCACAAAGCAGGAAAGTTTGCTGAAATGGGTCTGGAATTAAGTCCAGAAGATTATATACCCCAGAAAGGGGATATAGTGGTATGTAAAAAATATCTGGCCGGCGGCGAAGGTGTAGTGCGGTCTGTAGACAATGGCCCACGCATAGCTACAGTGTACTGGCCATGCGCCAATGGCTCCACTCCTGTCAGCTTTGCCAAATTGAAAAAAATGAGTCATGTGAATCTGCGAAAACCAAAACCAAAACCAAAACCAAATAAAGAGGGGGGCTGCGGTATGGCGCGCGGTGCAGAAGGATCTTGTGAGGGGCAATCTTCCAAGTCTAGGGGTTATATTGACTGTGTTGAAATAAGCCATAACAACAGGCGGACTGATGGCTTCGAACCGCCATTAGAAGAGTTCACGCTGTCTTCAAAGGAACCTGATCTTGGCGACACAGTGGTAGATAGACGTGACCAGGCAGTAGATCAAGTCAAAGGTGCAGAGCGAGTCAGAGGTCAGATTACGTTCATTAGCACAGATGGCACAGCCAGTGTTGAATGGGCTGCAGGACCGCACAGCTACGTACACACTAAATACCTAAGAGTGGTTAGAGATCGTTTGACTATTGGGGAGCAAGAAGACGGCAAAGATCCTGACCCCAACCGTGCCTTCAGGCTGCAAAAGATGAGAACAACAGTTCATTTTGCCGCCAATAGAGCCATCGAGATGCCGCCAGTAGAATGGAAGTGCACAAGTGTAATTACACACAACCACTGCTCTGATAATATACATGTTCTAGAAGAAGCACCAGCTTTGCGAACTAGCAAACAAGCAACAATCACTCCAGGACAAAGAATAGCAATCAAAAAAGAATTAGAACGAACAGCCATAAGGCTTTCACAAGAAATCGAAGAAGCCATTCATAGCGGTGATTTGCCTTTTTCAGAGGCGGTTCATTTAATTGCAGATTTATCCAACAAGCCCACACTTTATATCACACCGCGCCAAGTGCGTGACATAGAAGCAGGAGAAAGCGAATTAGGGCGGTTAAAGACGCCTAGAAGAGATTTGGAAAGGATGCCTCGTGTAAGAGCCGTCCAAATGTTGGACATGCTGCAGGAAGCAGTAAATAGCAGTGAAAGACGATGAAAGTAGGTGATAAAGCAACGTTGATCAATATGGCAGGTCCTAATTTCACTGGCAGGATTAAATACCTCGAATACTGTCCAGAAAATGGCACAGTATCAACTGTCTTCATGGAATGGCCAGGTACAAAATTACAGACTGCGCATTTACCGGATGAAATTGTGATTGTCTCGTCATTACAGCCAGATAATCCCAATTACACTTTTAAGCAAAGGAAGCATTAACATGGCGGAACTGCCAGTTCCACAAGAGTACTTGGTTGAAGGTTTAGAAGTTGCCCATTATGATTATGTTAACAAGTATACTGAAGCCGTAGCATTTAAAACGCCTTCCGGTAGGGAGTTTTCACTTGCTAAAGATATGATGGGTATACAGTTTTGCGCGGCTGGCCGCTTATGGCCCAATGGGAAATCATGGCCCTCAATGGAGGCTGCCATTGCGCACTTAAGAGAGCACACGGATGAAGCTATAGCTTTCTTTGAAGCGCCCGTCCCTGGCCGTTAGGAAAGGCCTTTCGGTTTGGCAGATGTTTTGTTCGCCGGAGCCTGTGCTGCGCAAAGTCGGCAATAACCCATATTTTCATCATCGTGATCCAAAATCGGCCATTGACTGAAAGGGGGTGATATAATGGGATCCTACGCTTCTGAGGTTGGCAGTCGATGCTGTTCTGCTGGCAGTTTTGGCGGAGTCCTCACTGAATCTAAGTTTTAGTTTGTGGCAGTGGTAATAACATTAACATAAGGAGGTAGACAATGCCGGTAACTGAAACATGCGGGTTCTGTGCCCATTATGAACAAATAGAGGGCATCTTTGGTACCTGCAGCAAAAAGAAAGATACCACTTTCAGCTCCAATCCTATATGTGAAGCATTTGAACATAAACACGGTACTGGTGAAGAGCAAGCCACTCCCAGCCCACTTGATCTTGGAGGCCGCCATGCTATTAATCCAAAGGTGCTTGCGTTTATGGGAATGGCCCTGCCGCCTGGTTTTATGCCGCAGCACGTCCACCCGCATCAGCAGGAAGCTGTTAAGGAACCGGAGGAATGGATAAATCCTGTAGTCAGGCGGAAACATACTCCCCGAAAAGTCATCAATCTTGCAGAGGAAGCGGCAAAAAGGAATAAAAAGTAAATGATCTCTATGGATGGGGAGAAAGGGCAGCCAGCCAATGATAATTGACTTATTTAAGCTAATGCGGAACCAAAAGGCGTTAGGCGGCAAACCGTGCAGGAAGAACCAGCGCGTTGAACTAGTGACCAAAAGGTTTGAACCAAGCGCCTCCAACCCAAGAAGAAGCACTATTTACGCATGCGAAGGTGTTGTCGAATATATATCCAAGGGTGCAGTGCAGGTCATGTGGGACAATGGTCAAAGGAATGGTTATGAGCCAGTCGATTTAATGGTATGTGATTTCCCCTTTGTTGCCAATCCGCGCGGATTTTACCCTGATTTTAAAGAAAATAATCCAAATCTCACATTCAAAAAGGTAAAAGCATATTATGGTATGAATATGCTTAATGATCTCTCAAGCGCCGGTGAATTCTTTGCTGGCAGTTCAATTACAGCTTTGGAGGGCAGTTGAAGGAGCAATCATGCATCGCTGCTGTGAATATTGTGGGTACAACTTTTTGATGATATTTGAAACGGAGAAGTGTGTGTTACTCTGTTGGGAACATCGTCAAGCATATCAAAAGGGAAAATTAGATGGCATCGGTATTCTGGAGGACAGAGAACGAAAAAGTCGCCGCCACTCCGTCGAACAGGGTGGGACCCACTCGCGGTAAAGCGCATGAGAAGAGAAAATTAAGGTGGAAAGAAGGTGACAGAGTGTGTCTGCCGGCAAGCGCTTCATATAAACCAAGTCGGCTTAATCCAAAAAAAGGCAGCACTTTTGCGTGTTACGGCTGTGTACAAAGAGACCCTGCTTTTCAAGTTGTGGTCAAGTGGGACAATGGCTACAAGAATGTATACAAAGCTGAAGAATTGAGCAGATCTGAATATTTTGCGCATTATTTTGGAGAGACGTGCGAAGAGGGGCACCCGTCGAGATGCAGAGAAAAAGAATTGGAAGCACTAAACACCTCACACCTCAAGTTCCAGCAAGGCGAATTGGTCTTCTTAAAACCCGGTTTTCACCCCCCAACACTGGGAAATCCTTGTTTAGGGTCTACACACCAGTGTCCAGGCGAAGTATGTGAAGTGAAAGAGCGAGGCAGGGGGCAACTGACCAAAGTAAGGTGGCATAACGGTATGTACAACAGTTACGGCTATCGCTCGGATCACAGTGAAAACGAATGTGCATTGGTTTCAGCTGAAAACAAAGATCTACTCAGAGAAACAATCCGTGAAAACCCCAACATAGCTTTCAAACTGGCAAAGATTGTTGTGGGGGAAGTAACCGATTATTTTGGGATAGGCAGCATCATCGGCAATCTTTTGGAAATAGGCCCCAAACCGTCTGGCGGGTATAGGGCAGAATACTTCAAGGTGGAGGATTCAGATGCAGATTTTTATGACGACTTCTAAATAAGGAGGGAACGCATGAAGTTGAAATGGTGTTTTTGTACATCGCTTGGAGTGTTTGAATCTCCATTCGAGAACGAATTACCGCCACAACCAAACTCTATTGTAACTATGGACGACGAGACGTATGAAGCATTTAAAGCATGGGTGCTGAAGAGATTGCCTGAAAATTACCTTGACTCTAACGGCATTCATGACACCTGGCTGTACGTCGCCGGCAAGTATTACATGGAGGGCACCATTAAGCTTATGTGCCGCTCCATGACAACATCCGCGTGGGAAGCCATGTTGGGCTTAAATTCCAAAGGTATAGGAAGAAGGGAGGTGGTGGATAAACAGGTGCAGAAATGATAATTCTAACAAACAACCAATTACTTTACGGAGGTGCAGCATGAGTGGAGCAACCGGCAACAAGAAGTGGTACGTTCTTGGCGGGGAGGTAATAGTAATAATAATATTAGTGTTAGGCATGCTGGCAGAACTATTTATAAAGGCGATAGGATAATGGAAGAATTTAATGCGTTGTATTACATACTCTGTATTTTAGGCTTGTTACTAGGGAGAATACGCCGTTCCTTTTTGGCTCTGTGCATTATTTCTATTCTTTGCGTTGTTAGTGCAGGGGAAATGATGGACATTTGCTGGTTTAAAGTACCGATTTATTTTATCATCTTCAATAAAGTACTGCAAATAGGACAAGTGTACGCCATACTTGAGAAGACAGGTAAATTGACAAGAGTGGACGAGCATGCGCTTTTATACTTTATGGCCATGTACGGTGCAATATTTGTATTGCTATTATTATCATAGGAAATAATATGGGCTTAAAAGACAAGATTTTAGACTTTGTACACCTCTGTGTGTATGTGGGAGCGATAGCAGGTATATTTGCTCTACTGTTCAGCGCATATGCTGCTTCTATCATTCTCCTATGCACAGCGTGGGGACTTAACGCTCATTTCAAAAGATGGTGTTTAGGGTTCTATAAGGACGGGAGGGAGATGGCTGCCACCATCCATATTTACTCCGAAAAACCTAAAGACTGGCAAAAACAAGAGGAAGCGATAGAAGTCGAATGGGAATTAATTGGAACCTCTGAGGAGAACAGATGACATGTTTGCAAAAATTATGACTAACATAATACCCTGGGTCTATAGCAATGGGGATAACTATTATCGTAAATACAGCGGTTACAACGGGGGTGCATACAACTACAACTACGGACATAATGTGGAACCAGACGTAGCCTGGTTAATATTCGTCATGTGGATCCTGTTGATCGGATTTCTCATTTGGTTCTTACACAGATATTGGGATGAAATAGTGGCTTATTATTATAAATGGCATGAAAGAGGCAGGGTTAAATCTGTTACCGTTGACCTTTACGGCAACGTTTCAAATCTTGAAAAAATGGAACAGCTTACTGAAGATGTAAATGCCATTCTAGCAGGTCAAAGGCTGCCCCAGATAAGTAGGGCTCATAAACTCAGTGCTGAGAATATTATAGGAATATCGGTTATACCCGGCGAATTTTCCCTCCTATATACAATATGGTACAAATGAGGTAAATAATGAGAGAACTTTTTGAAGCGTTAATGCAATGGTCGCTTATCGTTGCAGTCTATAGCTTTGTTATGACGGCTTCGTTTTGGACGATATATATTCTTGCTAAGCCGATTACGCAGTGGTTTGTTGAACGGCGCATCAGAAGAGAAGCAAGAGATTTGTATAGCTATACAGTGTGGATAAAAGGCGCCTGTTTGACAACAAGCTCAATAACCGCCGTCCGTAAAATCATTAACAAAAAGGTCACCGACCGTGCCAGTGACCTCGACCTTAAAGAGATTATAAGCATCACCCACTCGCCCCACGCCAAAGGGCACCAATTTACAGTATGGTACAAAAAGAAAAAGTACCCCCGACAGTGGCCCTGGTATGACAACTTTTTTTATGGCATACCATATAATTTTAACAGATAATAGGAGGGATGAAAATGGCCAACAAGATTATCACACGGAACATGCTGGACGTCGCAACACATGTAAGGACAGGCACAGGACATTATGTCTTAAAGTCGGCATTGCGGAAAGTCGACGGAAGGTGCGTAAAATCCGGCTGGGCTGTCACATCAGCTGCCGTAACATTATGCGGCTGCATCAGACACCAGCGTGCATCTACCCTGCTGCGTATTGTGACGCCTGCTGCTGCAACATGCGCTAAGTGTATTAGTGCACTTAAGAAACACGAAGAAGCAGCATTGGCGGCTGCAAAGGTGGAAGAAGTTAAGATGCTCAAGACCAATGATGGCAAGATCTTCCCTCTTGATGCAAGGACAGCTGCGCTTGAACATGAGAATGCTCTAACTGCAGCAGGGAAAAAGAAAGAGTTCGTCGCCGACGTTGAGAGGACGCTGTTTACTGATGGTAATCTTTTTGACGAGGAATTGATAGAAGCCTTTGAGGAAAGTATTGCTGAAGCCATCGCAAACAATCTTGAATTTGGCGATATAAGACTCGATGGGTTTCTTGGATTTTTCCACGAAATGCTCAGCAAACATGGTGCTGCGATCAGAAACATGATAATCCTATACCAAAAGATACACGGATCTTTCCGCCTATGCCGTGATTCAATGTTGGATCAGGAAAATGGCGGCCTCTATCTATAAAGGAGACCATTGTGAATTCTATGAGCAAGTATTTTAAAACCCAAATGTCTGCATATGTGTCGCCAGTTGCCCGTGATAAACTCTTTGCAAGAGTTGTTCCCCAGATGTGCGTTGACAATGACATTTGCCCGGCTTGTGGTTCTGATTTGGACGTGTATGATGACCTGAAAGGTATATTCATGCATGCACATGCCAAAGATCGTATATGCAAACAATGCGGTATATTGTATAAAGGGGGAGATGTTGCCATTCAACGACGAAATACCAAGTCCAAAGCCTTTATTCAACAAGGAATTGTTGGAGAAGGATCTTAAAAAGGGCGTTAAACGGATCATGGTCGGAAGTGGAGTCAATGGCATCTTCATAGATATAAGCGCCAAAGGTATCGCTATAAATGGATATCAAGAAGGCTCTACTAAGGATGTCCTATATGCCAATGTCCGCACCCCTATCGAAATCACGTGGACTGATCTCGAAAAAATGAAAGTTGCCGCCACGACTAAGCCAAAAAGAAGGAAATCGAAAATGAAGAAGGAGGGAAGCGCTCCCTACTATGTGGAAGAAAAATTGGACAAAGAATATATAGACGGACTGCCTGTTGTGACAATGAACAATAAAAAGTATTTATTAGACCCAGACAGAAGGGAGCGCAGACCTTGCGATGATCCGGCAAAAGTGTATAAATACTAGGAGAGACCATGCCAATTAAGATGAAATCCAACAGCCCGCAAGTTAAAACTATAATGGTATATGGCAAAAGCGAGATAGTGCGCGAAATAGCATTATTTGGAAACTTGCACAGAGCTGACATTAATAGGGGCGTTCCATATTTGGTATGTAGGGTAAAATGCATCGACGAAGCAGTAACTCTCATCGCTTTATTAATGAGGGAAGCGTTCACTACCCCCGGCAGCTTTTATTACTCCAGAAAAACCGAAAAGCTGTTTGTGTGCTGCGAACATTTAGGCTTTGATTCTGAATACCTGAAAAAAGTATACTTGCGGCTCATTCGCAGACACATGGAGAATAGTCTTCTAAAACATCTTACAGTTGATGAAAGAGGTGACCCTCTATTCCGCAAATCTTCCACAGGGACACAGCTTGATGACAACTCGGAGGATTTTCACAAAAACAGAGACTTCCCATTTAACGTCGATATTGGCCGTCCGCTTGGCCCTAAAGACAGCCATGAGCGCAAAGGACTCGAACACCAAGATGTTATCCGGTCTATAGCTCTTTCCCAAGCGTTCGATATGGCTGTAGTAAATCCATCCGACATGGAGACTGAGTAAAAATGTCTGAAAGAGAACGCGAACTGCAACCAGGCTGTACACAGCCACCAAATAGAAATATGGAGGATGCCCTGGTCGAGTATGCGGTAAACGCAGCTTCCGAGCTGGAAGAAATGATCGACTTGTTCAGACTGGCGCAAAATGCCTACAAACGGTCAGCAGAGGCGGGTCAGTCCGGCGATAGGAAGGAAATGGATCGTCTAAGAGGCATCGGCACTGGCCACTTGTTCCACGCCGAAAAACTATGGGGAGGTAAAAGTGATCCATATTAGAGGTAACATCTTGCATGTCACCAGGGGTATAATATGCCATCAAGTGAACGCCAAAGGTGTAATGAGCTCCAGCTTGGCTCTTCGAATTAAACAAAAGTGGCCAGCTGTGTTCACAGATTATAGCTTGCAGCACCGCGAAAAATGCCTGACGGTGGGGACAATCATTTTTACCAACATCATCCCAGGTGATTACAAACTGCAGGTGGCCAGCATGTGCGCCCAACATGATTATGGCACAGGATACAATAAAGTCTATATTGACTATGAAGCTTTTGAGGAATGTCTGAAGAAGCTGCAAAGGTGGCACACGTCCTGCATTGGAGGAAAATTGCCGATTTACTTCCCTTTCAAGATAGGGTGTGGGCTGGCAGGCGGTGATTGGACAGTAATACAGCCAATGATAGAGAAATACTTCCCAAACGCCATAATAATGAAATAATACTGCAATAATAGAAAAGGTATAAAGATGGTGACAGTAGGCGAAAGACCAGATGTCCGTATGCCTTACGGCAACATGTGCTTTGTAATATGTTCAGAATGTGGGCATGAAACCGAATTTTATTTCTATGACAGCGTTAAGTGCATAAAATGCAGAAAACCTTTTCCAGTTAGCCCGTGGATGATAAAACAGAACTTCAGAATAAGACTCAGCTACCACTTTGGAGATGCTCTAGGCAAATGATTACCATAAAGGAACGCATAGACGATAGAACAGTGATTGCTCTCGGCAACACTGAAAAGGAGTTTAAGTGTCCACATTGCGGGGTGCTGCAGATATGCCTATCAGAAGAAACATTCTTCTGCACTTCCTGTTTGGAAGACGTGTTGAATATTGGAAGATTGGCAAACAGCAAGACGTACAGGCTTTGCTATTACTCTGGAACTATTGATGACAAAGGATAAAAATGCCAATAACATTGACGGTAGAGTATGCAAAAAGAGGGGAAAATATATTAGATAATTCAGATGGCATGACATACAGAAAGATAAAGTGCCCCTTCTGTGACGCTGATCAAGTCTTTAGATACAGGTCTACGGAGAAGTGCGATAGCTGCAACAGCAGGATAATTGACGGGTTGAAACTTCTGTTTAACCCCAAATACAAACTAGCCTTCCACTGGGGCTACGTAACTGACAACGGGGTCTGGAGCGTGCATTGAAATGAAACGTTTGGTCAAAAAAGTGATTAGTTATGACATTGGAGAACTCCCAATTACCATAATGGAGTTCTTTGAGTCTGATTTGTTTAAAATCATATTCTTAGGTCTTATTTATTACGGCGGTATGGCGATCATACTGTATGGTATTTCTCAAATGCCCTATACGCTTATTTGGCCTATTTGGCTGTCTTCCGCAGGAACAAATATGGTGATGTTGAATATTCTGCCAGGATTGTTCCATTTTGACAACTTAGATAAACCATCAACAACATTCATGCTAGTGGGTATGGGGCCGCTGTTGTATCCAAGAGCGCTTTGTTGCCTCATGTCGTTCGCGGCGAATGCAAATTGTTCCATGATGTTATTAAGGAGGCCAATTGCCAGATGGGGTGGAGTAGACGACCCTTGGGTCAGCGCAATTGTAAGAAACAAGGACCTTGGGTATATTCCTTCATTTGGAGGCAGGATTGAAAGTGTTTTGAAAGCGGTCTCTAGAATAGCAAGATTTAGGATATGGTAATGATTGAGGTATCTGTCGAAACACAAGTAATGATGAGCAATAGAACTGAGTTCGAATGCCCGCAGTGTAACCATAGACAAATGTTCTATGTGGCGTCGCCTATAAAGTGTGAGGACTGCAAAGTCTCCCTGCCAGATTTGAGCGCCATGCGTAACGATCCAAAAGAGAGATTGTTTTACCACTTCTTTATTGAGAAAGATATGCATGGACTTCTCAATAGGTAAATTGGCCCGATATACGGGATTACGGGGTATACAACAATGCTGACTGTAAGAATTACACGACCAAATAGCAATAATTTTATAGATCCAGATGTAAGGATTTTTACTTTTATGTGCCCAGCTTGCGGTAAATTCATAGCACACATGAGCTTTGAAATAACGCCCGTGACATGCAGGCATTGCAGCAAGCCTTTACCAGATGTAAGAGGAATTACCGAAAGAAAAAGATGCAGAATTGCCTGGCACGTATTAGACAAGACTTCTTGGGAGACGTATGAATGCGCGCAGTAGCGCAGCAGCGTGCAGTTTAAGCGGGCCGTGCAAGCTTGTAGACAGCGAAGCGGCCAAAGCAACAAAATTAGCTCCAATAAACTAACCTCTAGTATGTGTGAGGCACTATGAAAAAACCCCCTCTTGAGGTAAGAGTTAAAATTATCCAAGAAGCCAAACTCCTGCTTCTAGAAAGAGCAATCCTAGGGGTTGATGTCTCTGCCGAGCTGAAAATAGTTAACAAAAAACTCAAGGAATACGGAAGATTGCGCCGTGAAAGGAAAAAAAGACAAAAAAAGATTAGTTAAACCCTTGACAAACACCATATCGTGTATTATATTGTCTTTACCTTGGACAGTATTTATTGCCTATATCTATTGGAGATGGTAAATGTATTATGATTTTTTTGCAGTCATTACTAATGACAAATGTTATTTCTGCAACGGGCATGAGCTCATAAGATTCGCTGAACATTGGACATTTTGTCCAAACTGTGCAGCAATATACACTAGAATGGTTCTAAATGAAACTAACTGCGAGCACATAAACAAGAGTACCCCAGTAGTCACAAATGACTGCTGGTTTCGTAAAAACAGAGAGAAAAAAGTATATATCAAATATTTGAGTTTTGACGACCAAAGCTGCTCTAAGTGCGGCAAACCCTGCGAAGCAGATGGGTGGTAAAATGATAAGCGGAGAATTAATGCTTTCAATATATATTATAACTCTAATTGTATTAAATATTGGATATGCGAAAAAGAAGCACAAAAAGTACTAAAGTAAAATACACTTGCGGGTACTGCCAAGACACTGGTTACCTTACCAGTATTGATGGAAGATGGAAAACCGATAAACGCACTGGAACAAAAAGAATACGCTGCCCGCGAGGCTGCTGGATAAAGACATGAATTCACTTCACATTTCGGACGAATACCAACAACACCCAGGTGGTGTCATACCACCGCTGCGTCTAAACCCAAACATTATATAATTTATAGATAATACAAGAGGTTGTCATGGATGAAGAGTTAAAAGTGGCGTTAAAAGTCACGGGTCTATGCACAATACCAATTTGGCTGTTGGTAATTTTTATTTTATGCGGAGGGATTAAATATTTATGAAAGATGAAACAGAGGAAGTAAAAGGTATAGATGTTACAGTAGAAGCTCAAAAATGTGAGCACTGCGGCCACCATGAGATTGGCACAGTTGATAAAGATGGTAACTTCACCCAGTTGAAACCGGGAACAAAAGTCATCATATTGGAAAGGAGTTAAAGTGTCTGGCAAACATCAGGTCTTTAAATCATGCGGTAAAGACAGGCAAATAATCAACGATATGGGCTCACTTGGCGACGACCGTGACTCAATAAGAATAGAAATCAGCAATAGAGAGGCATGGGAGCTTGCAGAAGAGCTGCTTGGAAAACTGAGGAAAGGCAGCAACCTCGGAACGGCAATAACCTTTTTTGGGAAGATGGATGGCTAACAATGAGCTTAATAATGAACAATCTGGAGAAAGTTGATTTTACAGTTATAACTGTACGTGAGGATGGCTCAAAAACATGGTCTGTTCCTTATGCAGAAGTAAAAACTGCTTTAGATCATAAAGATCAATTGAGACGGAGCCTTTTCGGCGAAATGTATATTGGCAGCGGTCAACAGAACCGTGTAAGAGATATACTTGTTGTCGAAAGAACTACTGTAATTAATGAGAAGGTAATTGGATGATAGTAGATTTAAGCTCCAAAATCAACAATACAGTGAGCAAAGCTCCGGCCTTAGCTGGTTCGTAGACCTTAATGTGAACGCTGCTTACTGTCAATGATCAAAAAAGGTTGTCCAATGACTGAACGAGAAATAACAAAAGCGGCCAACTTGGCTAAAGAGATTATAAAAGAAATACCCAGTAACAACCAGAGCACTCCAGATTACGAAGTGGCGCTTGGGTGTTTCAACGATCCAAGGAAAAACGTGTATCTCGTAAGATCTAAAGAAATTACCGAAACATTTAAAAAGCCGATTGCAAAGAACATATGCTTTAGGACTTTATGGCACGATTTGCAGCAAGGAAACCCAAACAGGGTTTACATGAGAATCGAAGACTGCAAGAAGGTGCAAGTAGAAATTACTTCCAAGGAGAAAAAGCAGTGGATAAAACTTGCCCAAAAACATGGCTTTTTGCCGAAGTACATCAGACAGTTTTGGGTAAGTAAGGGAGAATATGTCGTTAATTTAGATGACAAAAATATGTGTCCGTCACTGCTGTATTCATATTTGTCTGTAATAAGATGCATCAGGGACGAACCTGCTTTTGTTAAAAGTATTTTGATTATGACAAACCAAGGTGTGAATTACTATTTAGCTTTTACTCTTGCTTCTAGTATATACATAACAAACTCTGGCCATCATATTGTCGACATTTCCAAAGGTTATCCTAATAGGGCTGTCAGAAGTTATGAGGCGTTTCTTAAAGTTGGTTTGAACGTAGGAATGGCAATCGCTCTCAAAAGGTATTTTGACAACCCTAGGAAGTGGGACGGCAGGCATGTGCCTAGGAGACAAGATGAGACAACCAAGTTGACATGGAACTGTCATGATACCATAAGATCAGCAGCGGAATATGTGAAAGTGGAAATTAAGGCATCTAGGCTTTACGATCCTTCGGTAGTTAAAGCGGTTATGTCAAACGGCGGTAAAAAAGTAGAATTGGGTTAATATGGTGGGGGTGGCGAAAAAGGCTAGACGCGTTGGGTTGTGGCCCCAGTGTCCATGAAGGACGTGCCGGTTCAAGTCCGGTCCCTCACCCCAAAGACTGAGAAGATTGACACCGACAATCTTATGATGGCAGGAAAATGCATTGAACAGCCTTAGAGCCGCAATCCCCGAACGGTGTTCGGGGTTAGGCTCTTGACAAGTAGGATTTAATGCTTACTATTGGTTTTGGATATACTTTTTAATAACATCTAAAGGAGCACCGCCAGTGGATACTACAAAATACCCAGAAGACCAAAGAGTTCTGGAATGTTTTCCCCAATACGGAAAAGTATATTTGTTGTGTAGATACGAAGAAGACCGCACTTTTAGTGCTCCTATAACACTACCAAGATTGTCTTGTGGTGTTGTTTCCAAAAGAAAATGTATGTGGTCTTCTTCGCCGTTTATTTCAGAAATGCTTACAGACATTCGTTTAGCCATTTCTGGAAGAGTTAAAATCAAATCTTGGAGAATGTGTTGATGCAGAACTTTATATCGAAACTTGGTAACAAATACAATATGGTAGACGAGAAAGAACTTGCAGTGTGTCTTACTTTTAAGGTCGTTATACCTCATAATCTTACTCCTATTTTGGATGAGTTGTATCAAAAAGCATCTGTTTGTGTTAATAGAATGTTAGAAGACAGAACCAAATCTTCTTCAAAATATTACAAAGAGGTACCTTGTGTTCTTGCTAAAAGTCTTATTTCTAAATACCAAAGAGATAAGAAACTAAAGCAGGTCAAAAATCTTGTTTTGCCTGTATGTGGGGATAAAGGAAAACAAGTAAAGATTGTAGAAGGTGGTATTAGAGTTCCAGCCTTTTTCAAAAAATCTATTTTGCCAGTCAAGTTTCCTAAACCCATTGTAGGGTTTATTAGACAGGTAGAGTTCTTTAAAAAAAATGGTAAGTGGTTTATGTCCTATTCCTATAACACCCCTGCTTTACAAGAACAAGAGATTCAAGGATTTCTTGGAGTTGATAGAAACAGTGTAGAAAATGTTGTAGTTTGTGCTGATGTTATGTCTGGAAAAGTTAGGAAGTTAGGTCCAGATGTATCTGGAATAACTAAAAACTTTCGTAATAGAAGGAAAAACTTACAGAAGAAAGGAGCTAAAAATGCTTTAAAGAAAATCAGAAGAAAACAGTCAAATAGAGTTAAAGATATTAATCATAAAACTTCCAAATCCGTTGTTGACTATGCCAAATCACATCGTCTTGCTATTGTATTAGAAGATTTAGGAAAGATTTCCAAGAAAGGTAAAGCCAAGAGATATGTTCAAAAATCTCAATGGTCTTTCTATCAGTTGGAAACTTTCATCAAATACAAAGCATCTTTGCTTGGCATACCCATCTATTTTGTAAATCCGGCTTATACAAGTCAGGTTTGTAGCAGATGCGGAAGTATCAACAAACCAAACGGTAAAGTTTACAAATGTGATTGTGGAAGTTTGACTCATAGAGATTCGAATGCCGCCTTTAACATATCGGCTAACGGATGGTTTCTTTATGAGCAAACGGCAGAACAAAATGCTTCAGCCGTGGGGCATATTGGTGTTCCCCTAAACCAGAGTTCCGAAAAGGCGGTTCAACTAGAATCGTCGGGCGGTGCCCGATGAGCATCAATGGCGTGTTGCAGCATATGAGGAAGGTCTATGGGAATCAGAAGACTTAATGGAGGCATTTGTAGGCACCACTTATACAGGTGAAGAAGCAAGTTATATCTATGACCATGAAGTAATGTCACAAGATGAATATGATGAGTGGACAACGATGTCAGGTGTAACTGCATCTGGATAATAAATACTGCGCAGTAGTCGCTCTGGTCTGACTGCGCTAGGGCGACGCAACTATAAGAAGCCAGAAGTGGGGGAAATTCCTCTGTTTCTGGCTTTTTATTTGGTTTTTTTTTCAAAAAAGTTGTATTTTTTACTTGACAGATCGAAATTAATGCTTATTATAGTATAATATAAGACAAGAGGAATAAACTAACCATATATACTATAGAAAGGTATTGAATATCTTATAAGACAAGAGGAGATGAGAATGAGTAAAGAAAACATGACAGAACACTGCAAATTATTGGAATGCGGTGGTTGTAGGTAAATCTAACGGAGCGGAGCAATCCGCTCCTAACTAAAAGGAGACAGAACAATGATAGGCAAAGAAAAATTAGCAGTGATTACACTGCATGTTCAGGCAGAAATAAAGAAAAGAATTAAACAAGATGCGGCACTTCTGGAACGTTCAGAAGGTTGGATTGTAAGAAAAATCTTTGCGCATTATTACAGAGGAGAAGAGCGATACGGAGGAAGAAATGAAGGTAAAGAATAATCTAGCCGGAAAGGAATTCGGCAAGTGGTTTGTTATAGCACCATCACATAAGAATAAACATGGTGCAATTCATTACTGGTGTGAGTGCAGCTGCGGTGAAATTGGATTAGTGCGCGGCGCCGCTTTAAGAGCAGGACAAAGCAAATCCTGCGGATGCAGCCGAGTTAAACACGGACACCTTGTAGATTATGCGAAAAATGGCTATAAACGCAGTGTCAACTATAAAATTTGGGAAAATATAAAGACTAGAGTATTCTATCACACACATAAAAGCCATATATACTATCGTGATTTAGGCATTTATCGTCCTTGGTTAGAAGATTTTAACGAGTTTAATAAATATATCAAGGAAAACCTAGGTGAGCGTCCTGATAATACTTACACTATTGACAGAATAGACAATAACGGCTCATATGAGCCTGGAAATTTACGCTGGGCGACTTGGCATCAGCAGGCAGCGAACAGAAGACCGTATGGATCAGTAACAAAAAGGAGAAGAAAATGAGATTGACTAATATATTGCTGACTATGATTTTACTATTGCTATTGTATACCAATTTTAAACCATTTATATTTCCAGAGGCAAACGCTGATGGAGTGCAGGCGGTGAAGATTGTTTCTGTCGGCAATAGCGGTGTCTATGGCGGTTATTTACCAGTGAAAATAGTTGAATAAAACGGAGGATTAAGAAATGGCATGGACAGAAACTTGTAAGATAGATTTTCATAAACAAATAGAACACAAGAAAGAACAAGGATACAAAACTAAGGACGCTCTCGTTGAATTATCTAATGATAGTGGTATTCCAATTGGAACATTAAAGAACTGGTTGTATCCTGAATCAAGAAAGAAAGCGCTTGATGCTTACCAAGAAAAAAGTTGTAAAACTACAACTAATTTAGTAGAAGAATTTGAAGAGATTGATAAAGCAGCATATAAACAGAAGTTAGAAGTTGTTAGGGAGATTGCTGCTGAGAAGAAAGAAATACGGGCGGAACAACGAGAAGAACGAGACCTAGAAGAGCAGTTAGGTGCAGAGAAGTATGATGCACAGCCACAGGACGAGAACATACAGATACTACATGGAGATTTCTATGAGTATTGTATGGATATGGAATAAGAATTTTATACACCACTGGTTCAGTTGTAAAGATAAATAAAGGAGAAGGATCATGATTGACTTTAACGGAAACGAATTGGAAATGGACAAGGAAGATAAAGAATTATGCACGAAGACACTAGGAGCATTGCAATACTTACTTCGCAGATACATGAAATTTCAACGGGCGAAAATAGAAGGTGGATTCCCATTGTGGATAGGCGGAGATGTTGGAACTTACAGTTGCACTATAGATAACTATGACAAACTGATTGCAGACGACACAGAAGCAATCACGCTTATGGAACTGTTATTAGCCGACACTGAGGATAAATGAGAGAACACTTGACAAATGACATATAATGATTATATTACTATAATGCGGAGGAATAATGAAACCTATTACAAAGTATAGCACAATAAGAGTAAGCAGTCGCAAAGCACATATCTTTGATCACTCAGAAGATAGAGTTTTATGCGGTGTAAACAGGTGGAAATGGACACCATTTACCATAAACAAAACTAAGTATAATGCTAAAGATATGTTGGAGAGACACAAAGGATTTTCAGAAAGAAGAGGTGGTCCGAATCCATATAAATTTACATGTAAAAGGTGTGAAAAGTTGTTAATTCAAATACATGAGGATGCTAATGACTAAACAAAAATGGCTGACAAAATACATAAACTTTAGGAATAATCTAAATTTACTATCTCATACCAATGAATTATCTATGTTATATGATAAGTTTAACTTGGATAATAAGATAAAACAAAGGTCTGATTTAACAAGAATTGCGCTAAATAGATTCATAGCCAATTTATGTATTGCTAGATTGGTAAATAAACCTATAAGAATTAGTAAAAATGTAATGCATTATAGAGCAGTAGCAAGATATGATTTAGAGTGGTTTGGATATAAAAGGTGTATGACTGTTTTTGACTGCCTTGCAGAAAATGGATTTATGACTGTGTATAAAGGATACTATAACGGAAAAAGATGCAGCAGTGCTATGACAAAGATATATCCTGCAGATAAATTCTTGGATTTGTTCAATGGCAGTTACAATATTCAATTGGAAAAGACAGATGAAAAGGTTTTCCTTAGAAATAATAATAAAGTTTTAGTTGGATATAAAGATGATATTGCTACTAATCAAATGAGAGAAAGATTGCGCTGCTTCAATGATAATTTGAAAAACTGTGAAATCTCGTTCTCGGTAAATCTCAACAATCTGCCCAGAGAAAAGAAGACCAGGATAAAACTCTACAAGAATACATCTAGAATACATTCTCTATACAATAATCCATCCAGTAATCCATCCAGCAATCCATCATCTATCACTCTATACAATAGTAAATCTATGTATGGATGTATACACGATACTAACGGAATAATTGATAGTAGTGAAACTACTGAATTCGTTGTTGATTCTAAATTACTGCAGAGAAACTTCTCAAGAGGTGATTTTGCTCTTGGAGGACGATTTTATGGTGCTGTCCATATAGGATTGCCTTCAGAATGCAGAGAGACAATTTTGATAGATAGAGAACCAACTGTCGAGTTGGATTACTCTGGAATGCACATTAGAATGTTATATCATCAGTTGGGACTTCCATACACCGGAGAGTGTTATGTGTATAACAAACAGGACAAGGAAAATCACGACGAGCGTGAGATAATAAAACTTATGTCCCTGATAATGATAAACGCAAAGCACCGTCATAAAGCAATATATGCTGCCAGGAAAGAGTTGATAGACGAGAATGAGAAAAGAAAAGAATTAAATCAACCACTGCTAAAGACAACTAAACCTCTGTCAGAGATTTATGATATATTTTTAGAGCATCATCCAGACATAAAAGATTTTATAGCATCTGATATAGGTGTAGAACTGCAATATAAAGACAGCTGTATAATGGAGAGCATCCTACTGAAACTATATGACCGCGATATACCAGCACTGCCAGTGCATGACAGTGTGATTGTTAAAGAAAAACACAGGGATATGTTATATGACACAATGATAGAGGAATATAAGAAGGTTATGGGGTTTGAACCAATAGTGGATTAGGACTTGGCATTTTACTATTTATGTATTATATTACTGCTATGAATAATGTAACCTTGTATTAAGCAGAGCAGCACAAGTTTAATAATACTTGTTTAAGCTGCAGCAATAAACACAATCGGCTGTGCTGTCCTGGTGCAGCCACAAGAATTGCACGCTAATTCAAACCTGTGATGCCGGGAGCGTGTAAATTGCATTTTTTTATTGGAGCGTATCCAAAAATCTTATTAATGGGAATTTTCAGTTAATCGTATTATAACACAGTCCAGACAAAACGGCTGCGGGCCTCCAAAAACAAATCCGCAGCCATAAGAATTGCATGCTGTTGGTTGGTTTTCTAGCCATAATCAAGTTAGTATTCCTCCGTTGCCGACAATGTGTAAATTCACCTTTTCCTTTATTAAGACGCACCAGGTTCTTCCTGATCCCTGGTGCATAAGAAGGTGCTCGCAGCCACTAGCCGATGCACCGAAGATATAGAATAACAGCGCTGGAGTTCTAACATGAAATGCGACAAATGCGGAAAAGAGAATCATATTATTTATGTGCAAAAAAATCACAGAAAACTCTGCAGCAGGTGTTCAGAAGAGGCAAAAAAGCTTAAATTTAAAGTGGATCAGGTAAAAAATGACAGAAACTAATTGGAAATACGAGATTTTAACAGCCGAAGAAGCGGAAAGCATGCTTTTCCCGGCCCCAAAAACTGTATATGAATTGGAGCGCATTAAACTAGAAGTTAAAAAACTGTATAAAGATGAGACTATTTATGCTGACATGTCTAGATGATTGGTCCACAATACAATTCTATATTGCTTATGGCAATACTATTATTGCTAAAGTAGAAGTATTAGACGATCCATCGGCGGAGAGAGGATATACAGCATATCAGCATAGGGTCAGAATATAGCTTCAGACGCACAGAGAAGCGATTCTCAGCGACTTTATACTGAGACACTGCTGCTAACTATACATTTGCTAAATAACGCAGTCAAAGGGGATTTAAATGGAAAAGAGACAGAGTTACCAGGGACAGAATGCATATGAGAATTTCATGTCCGGCGGAAGAAATACAAGGAAAGAAGCGATGCTAGCTAAATGTTATGAGTGTATGGGATTATATGGAGAAGGCAAAGAAGATTGTTTAGGCAAATCATGTCCATTATACCAGTATTACCCATACAGAAAGCAGGTGCTGGAACACACCTAAGGCGTACTACAGCAAATGATATTGCGTTTTAAGGTGTGTACACTGCTACTGCTATGCATTTGCTGAACAACACACAATAAGGAGCAGTCAAATGGCAAAAACACATGCTAAAAGTTACAGGAATTATGGGAGAAAGAGAAGGAAGGATAGAAAAGAAAAACTAAAAGAAAAACTATTTGAATTAAATAATAATCAATGTCAGATTTGTGGGAGGATAATACTAATTGATAGTAAATATACTTACGCTGAACATCATCTATCCTATAATAAGAATATAAAGTCTTTTATCTGCAAAGGATGCCATATGTGGCTGCATGGGCAGTCTGCTGTGTATAATCATGTCTTTAAGAAAAAGTATAACAAAGACTTGTCACCTTATGTTTTTGCTAAAGCAGTTGTTGATTTATATCAGAAGAATAATTGTGACATCGATAAAGAAGTAGATAGAATGCGCATGGAATTGGATATAGAGGATATATGATATGATTATCAGAAGGTATATGATGCTGCTGCTGCAATGCTGAACAAAAGTAAAATCATAAATGCTGAACAAAGTGTTTCAACAGGGGTAAAACTAACATAAATGGCAGTATTATCACTGCATTGCAAAATCAGGATATATGATATGACTACTACTGCTGCAGGATATATGATATGACTACTACTACTATAAAACTAAGCCCAGGCAACGCTGTCCTCACCAAGAAGGGCAGAAAAGAGTGGGACAGAATCTTTAATCATAAAACAGGAGTGAAGCACGATGTCAGTAAAAAGAAACAGCGACGGCACATTCAAGAAAGGGACTAAATCTCCTAATCCCGGCGGAAGAAAAAGTTCTAAAGGCATTGCTAGTTATATCTTCGATAAAACGAATGACTTACAGGAGATAGTAGATATAGTATTAGAAGTAGCATTAAAACCAGCGACCAGTAACTTAGAGAAACAAGATAGGCGTTGGGCTATAGATTATCTTACAGACCGTGCCTTAGGAAAACCAACACAGGTGAATGAAGTGAGCGGTTTGGATATAGTAATAGGATTACCTAAGGAATTGGAATGATAGTATACATTGCTGCTAATAAGATAAATGGCAAACAGTATGTGGGTCAGACCACCCAGACGCTCAATCAAAGAAAAAGAGCACACAAAAGTGATGCCTTAGGGGATGATACTACTACTATCTATTTTCATAGGGCTATTCGTAAATATGGTTGGGAGAATTTTAAATAGAGAACCGTTGTAGAGAATGTGGTAATGCATACTTAGCAAAAACTGCTTCTTCTAAATACTGTCATAATAACTGTAAAGCAGTATACAATAGAAGAAGTCGTAAAGAAAAGTTTGGTGTGTCTGACCGCACAAGATATAAAAGGATGGTGCATGCAGGTTAAAATAGACCTAACTAATGTCAAACATACAATCAATGATGCTTTCTACCCCTTATTATCTAACAAAAGTAGGTATTTAGTGCTTCGAGGTTCTGCCGGTTCGGGTAAGAGCCATTTTGCTATTATGAAGATACTTATTAGAATAATAATAGGTATGTCTAATAATACTATACATAAAGTATTATGTGTAAGAAAAACACAACCTGCTATTAAAAGGTCTGTATGGGCATTGTTAAAGCATTACATATATGAATGGAATCTCGATTCGTTGTGTAGGATGAATAATACTGATATGACTATTCAATGGTTTAATGGTTCACAGATACTATGTATAGGTTTGGATTTAGCGGATAAAATTAAAAGTATAGAGGGTATTACTTCAATCTTTTGTGAAGAAGCAACAGAATTATCTGAACAGGATATATTACAATTAGATTTGCGTCTTCGGGGAGAACACGATACATATCATCAAATGATGTTTGCTTTTAATCCAGTTGGTCGTAGTAATTACATATACAAGATGTTCTTTGAGAAGGAGCATGAGGATACTACATTACATCTTTCTACTTGGCGAGATAATAAATGGTTAGATAAACAGTATACAGATATGTTGGACAACTTGAAAGAAAAGGATTTCAACATGTGGAGAATATATTCGGAAGGTGCTTGGGGAGAATTAGAGCATCTTATATTCAATAATTGGGAGATAGTAGATAGTATACCAGATAAATATACTAATTCAGATGCCGTTTATGGTGCTGACTGGGGATATATTCATAAGACAGCAATAGTAAAAATAGTAAAAGATGATGACAATATATTTATACAAGAAATGTTCTATGAATCAAAAAGAACAAACATGGACATAATAGAATGGATACAAAAGAATCTACCTAGTAATGCAAGATGTTATGCTGATAATGCAGAGCCAGCCCGTCTTGAAGAAGCAAGAAGAAATAATATAAACATGCATCCATCTATTAAAGGTAAGAATTCCGTGAAGGATTCAATTGATTTTATTAAAAGACATAAACTTTATGTAACCAAAGATAGTGTAGGATTGATAAATGAATTACAATCATATAAATGGAGACAAGATAGAGACGGAAAAGTTACTGAAAAGCCCGTAGATTTCAATGATGACGCTATTGCTGCTATGCGTTATGGTATTTACAGTCATTGGTCAAACAAGATGGATTTAGAATTCATCACTAGTGGAGAATAAAATATGAGCATAATTAATGATTTCATAAGTAGATTTAGAAGCAAAGCCCCACTCGAAGCAAAGATTAATGAGTTGGAAGAACAGCTTGCGGACACAGCAGAGAAGATACTTGACTTTTCAATGGCGCTGCCTGGTGTAGATGATGGCGGTAATATGGTATATTATAATACCAGCAGTTTAAATAAAGCATTTTCTACCAACTATGTTATCAACAGATGCATCAACATCCTTGCATACAACTTATCTAAACTGCCTTTCAGAGTATACAGAAATGGAAAGCCTATGCCTCTGGATTTTGTGCTGCCGGGAGGATTCAATATACTGCAGCCGCATCCAAGGATGTCTTTGTCTAAACTATTGTATGAGTGCGGTGTATATTACTGGTATAAGGGTGAGTTCATGTCACTGATTGATGAAGACACCAGACTTAGTTTGGAGCCGATCAATCCAGCGATGATGAAGATAGGCGCATCAGAAGGCAGATCAGTAACATCATGGAGGTTTAATAATTCAGAGAACATACCAAGTGATGAACTTATATACAGTTCTATGATGAATCCAGAATCAACTTATACTGCTGGTATAACAGACAGCGATAGAACATTATCACCTGTTAAAGTAGTAGAGAAAGAACTGACCAACTATATCAGCGGAAGAGAGTTCAATGTTCAATTCTTCCAGAACTTCGCTCAACTTGGTCTCACATTAACAGATGTCAACGGCAGAACATCAAAGGAAGACAGGAAAGCAATAGTAGATCAGATAGACAATAAACTGTCAAGAGGCAAAGCATGGAAGACTAGAGTATTGCCGCAGGGATTAGATGTTGCCAAGTCAAAGGACATGTCTATGCGCGAGATGGAGTTCTCTAAATCATTAAAGGATATTAGAGATATTATATTAGGTATATACGGAGTGCCTAGGTCTGTGTTTGGCATTACTAATGAAGCAGGATTAGCGCAGAGCACAGTAGAAACGGAAGAGCGCATTATGTGGAATGGAACTATTCAACCGGCGGCGCATATGATCCAGGAAGCGTTTAATCAAACTTTAATGAGAAAATACTTTCCAGTATATAGATTAAAGTTCGACTATACAGCAGTAAAAGTATTGCAGGACAATATGATAGAGAAAACAGAACTTGCGGCCAAATATCAAGCATTGGGTTATACTACTGAAGAGATAAACGCTAAACTAGATTTAGGCATGGAAGAAACAGCTGATGCAAGAATGCAGGAACGCTTCCATCCGAGTGTGCTGCTGCCATACAGCGAGATTGAAGCGGACTTAATAGATAATAGTAAAAGTACAGCAGCAGATGATGCCATAAATAAAATAGCAGAGTTGGCAGAATTAGAAGAAACCAAATCAGTCAGCCAGCAAAGATACAGAAACAGCTTCAACAGAATACAAAGAAAGACAGAGAAAGCAATGGCAGGCAAACTAGGAAGATACTTCGCAGAGCAGTTAGGTAAAGTATTAGGTATAGTAAAAGAAGAGAAGATGGTTAAGGCTGTTGATACTGCACTGCTGCTGTCTAAACTGATGAACCTGATGAATGATGAGAAGAAGGTCTTGGTAGAAGCAACACAGCCAATATATGAGAATGCTTCTCTTGCAGGATCTAAATTAGCATTAGGTGTGTTAAAGATAGATGCACCGCCTGCAGCATCAGAGATGGTTGTTAAAGCTCTTACTAATGAAGTTGCTAATATTAATAACTATACATATAAACTGCTGACCAAGCAGATTAAAGAATCAGTCAATGCTGGTGAATCAGTAGCAATGATGACTAAGCGTATCCAGGGAATCTACAAATTTAATAAAAGTCGTGCCAGAACAATAGCCAGGACTGAATCACTAAAAGTGGTCAGTCGCAGCACTGACGAAGAGTATAAGAAAGCAGGAGTAAAGATGAAAAGATGGCTAAGCAGCCCAGGGGCCAGAAGCTCTCACGCCGCTTGCAGCGCGCAAGGTAAAATACCTTATGATGACGCTTTTAGTAACGGACTTATGTTTCCCGGAGATTCCGGTCCTGCAAGTGAGATAATTAACTGCAGGTGCTCGCTTGCACCCGTTATAGAATAAATACAATGAGTTAGTATGAAGTTTAGAAAGAATATAAAAGGGAGTACACAATGGATAAGATGATACTAAAAGACATGTCAGTTGTTATTAAAGAAATAAATGACAAAGACAGAACTATGACTGTGGTTGGTTCAAAAGAGATTGTTGATCGCGACAAAGACATAGTTCGTGTAGATGGTGTTAATATAAAGAACTGGAAGAAGAATCCAGTAGTACTATTAAACCACAAGCGCACCGACTTCCCTGTGGCAAAAGGTGTTGGTAAGAAAGTATGGATAGATGGCAATAAACTTATGTTCAAGATACAGTTTGCTACTGAGGAAGAGTATCCAATAGCAGATATAGCGTATAAATTATACAAAGGTGGATATATGAATGCGTTCTCTATGGGGTTTATTCCTAATTTCGAGAAAACAGAATATCCAGAGAAACGCAAGGATGGTGCTGTAAGAATATTCAATGAAGTAGAACTGCTTGAGCTTTCAGCCGTTCCTGTTCCTGCTAATCAACAAGCATTGATGGCTAGTGTTAATAAAGCCTGGGATGATAATGTTTTGGATGGCAGTGAGCTAAACCAGTGGGAAGAGATGATAAAAGAATTAACACAAATCGACAAAGAAATCGACGAGGAAACTACCATCGAAACTGCCGTCGAAGATGCATTAGAGAAGGCTGCTGCCACTATCGAAGATCTTACAGCTGCTTTAGAAGACAGCAGCAATAAAATAGCAGAATTGGAATTGCAGCTGAAAGAACAAGAGATGGAAGAAGAAATAGATGAATTTGATAATTACCTAACAGAGATTTTTGATGAGTTTAATTCAGTCGGGAGCGCCGAAGCATCGGCAGCAGATCTCGAACAGATGAATGATAACTGGATCGAGGATGCTCTGAATATTTTAGAGGAGACAAACAGAGATGACTAAACAAGAACAATTAGCAGGACTTATCAAAGAGAAAGCTCAAGAAGCTACTAGTGAAGTTAAAACTGAAATGGAAGCAAAATGGGCTGCTCAAGATGAGACTAATGCTAAAATACTAGAGGAGAACACAGAGCTGAAAGCGCAGATTGATGCTATGCAGGATAAGAAGTTCAAGAGTTCTGGCAAGTTTGGTGATACTGTATATCAGTATAAAGGATATAATCCTGAGCATAATAAGAACTTCAAGGGCACTCTTACTGAGAGTGAAGCAGAGCAAGTAGCCAGCGTTTACTGCAAGATGGTAAAAGATGCTGGTGGTTTTACTAATTCTCAACTGACTAATCTCGAAGCGAAAGCAATCGACTTTGCGAGTGAAATGCCTCAGGGATATGGTTCTACGGTATTGGGCCTGGGAGAACTTTTCAGTTCAGGTCTGAGATATATGAATGTTATTAATATTGATGCACCTGTATTTACCGCACCTGTGAAAGCAACTCGTGAAACTTCTGATGCTCAAGCATCAGCCACGGCTAATACTGCTACTTCTATTACTGCTGATAACATCGTATGGACAGTTGATACAAGAATTGGTTCATATGCGGAAGTAAGAGTAGATCAGTTGGAAGATGCTGCTTTTGATATTGTAAATGGTTGGGTTGTGCCGCTGCAGGCAGAAGGCATTGGACAGTATGTAGATGCTGAGGTGTTTAATGGCACTAATAGTATATTTACTACTAGTATTATAGACTGCACTGCTTCAGTAACAGCATCAGGAGCAGTAGCCACTGCGGCGCTTATTACTTATGCTAATCTTAATACTATGTATCATTCAGTAGAATGGGAAAGAGGATTAGGAGACTGCAAGTGGTTTGGTTCAAGACCTGCTTTAAGTGATATTAGAGGTCTGGTGGATACTTATGGGCTTCCGATCATGCAGACAGTTCCTGTTGCCGGCAAACCATTTATGACAGTGATGGGTTCTGAATTTGTAATCACACCTGTGATTGCTGATGCACCTGCTAATGGTGCTATGAGATTATGTTTTGGAGATCCAAAGCATTATACTATCGTATTAAGAGGTTCATTAACCAATCTTGTTAATCCATATATCAAAATGAAAGAAGATGTTGTGCAATTTATTGCTAAACTGAGAGCAGATGGCAATGTCGATGACAACGCCACGGCCTCAAGTTCTGGTGCATGGACAGTTATGTCAAGGGTGGATGAATAAAATAAAACTATAATAAAACTATAATAAAACTATAGACGGACTATTATGCGGGGGGAGCAGTCTCCTCCCGCGTATGAAAGGAAAGCAGTCATGACAATAAACAGAAATACTAAAATAGGAAAGATGATAGATAACAAGCGTGTGGTATATCAGTGTCTTAAATGTGATGGGAAATTCATTGGCGATGCTGACACCAATATCAGCAAATGTCCTTTTTGCAGATGGACAAATAAAATAGTAATAGTAGAAAACCTAGTAGTAGTAAAAGGAGTATAACATGTCACTAACAACACTATCAGGAGTAAACGCATATAAAGGATGGACGACTGGGGAGAATACTGCAAGAGACACTCAGATAACTGCCATGATAGACGGCATTTCCGCCAGGTTTGAAACATACTGTGATAGGAAGTTTAATTCAGCAACATACACTCAATATTATAATGGCGAGGGCGGAAGACATCTGTATCTGGATCAGTATCCTATTACTTCTATTGCCAACATATGGAGTGATGCTTCCTGGGTATGGGGCAGTGGAACACTTGTCAGCGGAACTAAATATAGAATAGTTCAGAATGGACAAGGTGTTGTGTTTTATGATACTATTACTAAAGGAGAGCAGAATATAAAGATTACTTATACTGCTGGTTATACTGCTATACCTGCTGACTTGCAGGAAGCATGCAACGAGGAAACAGCAGATGCATGGAAAGATTCTACTAAAAGCACAGGTGCTGTTAAGTCCAAGACACTGCCTGACGGAAGTGTTGTGTATGGCGAGGGCGGGAGTTCTGGATATACTCCTCCATTTAAAGCTGCTACTATGGATATACTAGAAAGATACAGGAATAAGCATATAGTATGATAAAAGTAAGCATTGACATAGAAAAACTGCCTTTCAAAGAGCTGACAGATGATATAGAGGATGCTCTAGTAACAGCTATGCGCAAAGCAATGAGATTTGCTGAAGGAGAGAGCAAGAAGCGTTTTGATACTCCCGGCAATCTGCAAGTGCAGACAGGAACATTGAGACGATCCATATCCTCGATAGTAGAAGAGCAGCACGATAGAATAATGGGCAGCATCTTTACTAATGTCATATATGGACCGCCCCACGAGTTGGGGCTAGTTATGCGCACGCGCGCAGGATCAGTTTACAAGATGCCTTTAAGACCTTTCTTAAGACCGGCTATAGAAGAGAACATAAATAAATTAGAAGACATTATACTAAATGAGTTGGAGAAGGAGTTAGAATGATAAGTCCAAGAAATACAGTCCTCAGTCAGTTGGAAACAGATTTAACTATGATTAGTGGAACTACACCTTATACTGCTGATATACAGGAGATAAAAAGAGGAATCTATCATATAGATGATTTCGATGCGTTTCCTGCTATATCCTTTTGGTGTGAGAACGATGAAGTGGAAGAACGCCTTATGGGCAATACATATCTAAGAGAACTGTCCGTCTATATGTTTGGATATGCTGCTGGTGTAAGCGAAGTAACTGCTATTCATCAATTTGAGGAAGATGTAGAATATTTCTTGGATAATGATTTCACTTACAGCAATAATGTCTTAATAGATAATGTAATATTATATGAAAAGGGAACTATCAGCACAACAGATGATGCTGCTATGTTCTTGCTTAATTTTAGAATTAAATATGAGAAGTAAAATAATAAACAAAGGAGACATAACAATATGGCAACTTTAATGGGGCGTAATGCCAAGATTGTAACATCATCTGGTACGATTGCAGAAATGTCTGAATGGACTATTGATATTGATAATGAACTTGTTGAAGAAGCAGTATTTGGGAATGATGGCTGGAATCGTGTGCATGGCAGTTCATTAAAAGCATATGGTGGAACGATGACAGGTCTGTTAGACATTACTGATACTAACGGTCAGACATATCTGTATGATGCTATGGTTGATGGTACTGGGCTTACTGATGTCTGGTTCTATGTAGATGCTGCAAATTATTACAAACCAGATACTGCAAGCAACGCAGATGCGTGTCTGTATATAGGTAATTACTCAGTCACTGCTGCAACTACAGATGTTATTAGATTGGAGCTTACCTTTCGCGGGAATGGACCTCTAATCCTAACATCATAGAAATATAAATAGATTTTCCTTTACCGAATTATAATTAAATTACAATTAAATTACTAATAATTACCAAACTAAATTACAAAAGGAAATACACAATGAAAATCTGTTGGAAAAACATAGAGGGTCTCTGCTTAACCAAGAATGGTAGTTTTAGAAGGAACCAAACTACATATGTGTATAAAGATTCTTGTTTAAAATGTGGAGACCCTTTTTTAACAGAAAATTCCAGACAAGGTATTTATTGTAGCATAGGTTGTGCCAATTCAGTAAATGGATTTCCATCACCAGTATGGATATGGCAGTAATACAGGAGAACAATTAGAAAGATTTTTAATATCTCATAAATTACTTAAATTACATAATTACTTAAATTACCCAAAAAATTATAAAGGAGATATACAATGAAAATAAGTAGAAAGAAAATTACTAGAAAATGGTTCAACCATGAGTCTGGCGCTAAATTCGAAATTCGCCCTTTCCCATTTTCACTTTTTAACAGTGAAGTCAATGTTGAGACAAGGAAATTACAAACTACCTCACTAAAAGACCAGTTCATGCATTGTTTATGCGGATGGGAAGGTCTTAAAGATGATGATGATAAAGAGTTCAAATATAGTGATGAGAATAAAGAATTCCTTTATGATTACTATGAAGAAATAAGGGAATTTGTTTTTGAGAAAGCACGGCTTATCAATGAAAGCGAGGATAAGGAGATAAAAAACTAATAGCCCTCGCTGCGCAGGACTCAATGCCTGCTGCTATTACCTGTGCTGAATGCAGGGCTACTGTTAAAAAGAGCAGAGGACCTGATGCAGAGCCTACTGGGTGTGATGCATGCATGAGAGTAAAAGTTATTCCAGAGAATGTAATAGTATACAATGTCATATGTGAATGGGCGCCAATCATATGGGATGGAGAGAGTATGTCTGCTGCTGGAATATGGAAAGGTTTGGAATGGTCTTATGTGAATGAAGAAGATCATCCTACTTTAGCACGGAGAATAATGGCATACTTCAGTGAGATAAGAAGACAGCAGGCAGCGAAGATGAAAGCAAAATCAGTAAAGAAACCAACTAAAACTATGGGTGGTAAGTAAAATGGCTAAACGCGAAATCAAGATGGGATTGACTATTGATACTAAAAAGAGCAAGCGCAGTGTTGATAAGGTAGAGAAAGAAGTCAAGAAATTTGGTAAGACAGCAGAGAAGAGTGCTGATAAAGCAACTAGATCTTTTAATAAAACTAATACTGCATTAGATAAACTATCTAATAAGGTTAAAGGTATTACTTTCAAACAGATGGCGATAGGTGTTACTGCTGCTGCTGCTGCTTTTGCTGCACTGACGAAAGCATCATTAGATGCTGCTGATAATATAGCGAAGACAGCAGATAAGATTGGGTTGACTACAGATGCCTTGCAGCAGTATAGATATGCTGCTCAACTGTCTGGTGTTGGAATAACTGCTCTTGATATGGGATTGCAGCGTTTTACTAGAAGATTAGCAGAAGCACGACAGGGAATGGGAGAATTGAAAGGTGTGTTGGATCAGTATAATATTGCTGCTAAAAATGCAGATGGTTCTACTAGGTCTATGGACAGTGTTCTTGATGATTTAGCAGATGTTATTGCTGGAACTGCCGATAAGCAGGAGAGATTGCGCATTGCTTTCAAAGCATTTGATAGTGAGGGTGTTGCATTAGTCAATGTGTTAAAGAATGGTTCCAAAGGATTAGAGCAGTTCCGTCAAGAAGCAGCTGATGCTGGTATAGTATTAGAAGAAAGTTTATTGCGTCAAGCAGAAGAAGCAAACGATGCTTTATCAAGATTGTGGATGATATTAAAAACACAAATGATTGGTATATTTGGTTCTCTCGCTCCAGAGATTAAAAAAGCAGCAGATGCTGTTGCTGAATGGATCAAACAAAACAAAGAAATAGTTAAAATTAAAATTAAAGAATGGTTTGATAAAGTTAAAACGAGTTTGGATAATATAAAAGAACCATTAGAGTTTGCTGTTAATAATTTTGGTGAATTCGCAGCCATAGCTTTAGCTATAACAGGTATAACATTAGCAGCATGGTTTACTAGTGTAGGCACTGCTGTTGGTGTTATGGGGAAAGCAATAATAACAGGAGTTGTAGGAGCCTTTGGTTTTATGACAGCAGCATTTGTTAGAGCAAGGATGGCAGCAAAAGCATTACAAACATTATCAACAGTAGGAAATATACAACAAGCAATGGGTGCGTCTGCTGCTGGTGCTGCAGAACTAGCTGCTGCTGCTGCTGCAGCAAAGAAACTTACAATAGCAGGCAGAGCATTGAATCTTGTGATGACTGCTGCTCCATGGTTAGGAGGGGCAGCTATATTAGGCGGTCTCTACCTTATAGCTAAATCATTTGGTGATACAACTGATAGGGTAGATGAATTTACCAAAGCATTAAAAGATGCTGATAAAGCACAGGAACAACTGATTGCGACGAAGATAGATACTAGAATAAAAGAATTGAAAATACTGTTAAATAGAGGTCCAATTGGTTTTGGAAGCATTGAAGATCCAACTGCTGATGCTGGTTATGCTATGGCACAAGCAGCGATAAGAGAGTTGGAAACATTAGAAAAGATGAAAGCGAGTATTCTGAAACCAACACCTATTGCTGATACTGGCGGTGTTGGTGGTACTGATGCTCCTGGTGGTGATAAAGTTAAAACTTCCATGAAAGCAGCAACATTTGCCGAAGCGGCTTTATTTGAGAGAGAAAGGCGGAAACAACTAAAGAAATCTGCAGAAGAAGCATTAAAACTGCAGTTGAATTTAGCACCAGAGTTAACTCAGTGGGAAAAGATGGATATGATGTTAAATACAATAACAGCGGATTTAGCATCAGCAGAAGAAGAAGCAGAGAAATTACAATTGAATTTAGCACCAGATGTCAGTCAGTTAGAGATGATGGAGCGTCAGTTAAAAGCAATAAAAGATGAAGAACAAGCATTGTTTGAAGCACGAAGAGATTATTCAGATGCCTGGATTGCCCAACAAAAGTTTATGCTTGTAGGATGGGGTCAGATTGGATATGGTGTTCAAACAGCGATAATGCAGGCAGAGACCTGGGGAGAAACCTGGATAAGAGTGGGTAGAGAAGTCAATGATCAATTAGCAGGCAGTTTTACTGATAGTTTATGGAGTATTATAGATAGAACCAAGTCCGCTAAACAAGCAGCAATTGACTTTGGTATGAGTATGACTAAGTGGTTGTTTGAGATTATAGTAAAACAAACTATGTTGACTGCATTAAAAACGCTGTGGGGAACTGAATCAACACAGGCATCTGCTATGGCGGCAGCAGGAAATCAACTTGAACAGGCATCAGTAGCCTCTTTGACAGCATCATATTATGCATTGGCGGCAGCAAAGATGGCAGCAGGAGCATCTGGTATGGCTGGTGGAGCAGCAGCAGGTGTAGGTGCAATACCTATGATGGCTGGCGGTGGAAGCATAGGTGCAGGAGAAACAGCGATAATCGGTGAGAAAGGTCCAGAATTGTTCACTCCTAAAACATCTGGCAATATATTATCCAATGAAGACCTGCAAGCATTAGGTGGAGGACAGCAACCAGACATAAACTTGAGTATGACAAATATAGTATCACCAGATCTAATTGATCAATATATGGCTTCCAGCCGAGGAAAGAATTCAGTGTTAAACATTATATCTACTAACAGAAGAAGTATAAAAAGGAGATTAATGTAATGGCAGCAGTATTCTGTATACCACCGAGCAAACAAAACATCAGACATAGATGGCGCACTAGTATTCAGAAGTCCATTAGCGGGGTTGAAAAGCGCAGTGCTCTTTATACTTGGTTCAGGATGGAGATGGAGAATGAATATATAACAGGAGTGAATTCTGAATCAGTATGGATAAGAAACAACCTTAAAAAGAACATTACAGACACCTTTTATGTTCCTATATTTGCTGACAGGACTGCTTTGACATCAGGAACTGCTATATCTGGTACTACTTTCTATTGTGCGGAAACGGATTATAGACATTTCTATGAAGGTAGGGATGCAGTAGTAGTAAATCCAAGTGATTGGACTGATTACGAACAAGCAACTATTACTACTATTAGCGGCAATAATATAAACCTAAGCGCAGGAACAAGCAGTGCATGGGCTATCGGCTCTTATGTGTATCCATTATATGGCTGCAGAATAGCATCGGCACAGGAATTAAAGAAACAAACTCAAGCAATAGATAGATGGAGCTTTGAATTCGTAGAGAAATATGAGACAGATAGAACATTTGCTTATACTGATGCTGTTTGGAATACTGCTACCTATTCAGGTATGGATGTATTTACGCACGCCCCGGCGAGAGAGTTTACACAAACATATAATCATCCTTATGATTTAACTCAATGGATTGGCAAAGGTTTGGCTTATACCTGGTATGCCGAGGGACAGACAGAGATGGGTGTGCAGAATGAATATATCTTTGGAGCTAATAGACAGGAAGAATCTAGATACTATGTAGATGATGTTCTTAGGTTCTTTGATAAAAAGAAAGGCAGATGGGGTGCATTTATGGTTCCGACATGGTCGAAAGATATTATTGTTAATACAACCTTTTCTGGAGGACAAACAGAAATCTTTATTGATGATAATGAATATTTAGACTATTACTTTGATGGTACTGATATAATGGGCAAGTATATTATTATCTGGCTTAACAGCAATGATTTTGTAGTACGAAAGGTAGAATGGATGGACAGCAGCAGAATGAGACTTGATCAAGGAGTAGGGACAGATGTCCTAACACAAGCAGGTGTAGATAACTTATACATATCTTATTTAACTTATAGTAGATTCGATCAAGACGATATAGAAATACAGTATCCATATGCTAAGGATGACATAGCAGTAGTAGCATTAAACTTCGCCGGACTAGTTGAGGAGACACCATAATGAAAACAGCATCTGATGAATACATAGCAGAAGAAGAAGCAATAGAAAGGGAACCAAGTGAGATTTACAAAATCTGGGATGCCTATAATTCATATTATTATACTGATGGTGATACTGCTATTACTGTAGGTGGACAGGAATACAGTCCTTCTACTATTACTAGAGGAGAGATTAATTTCAACTCCGAATTGGAAGTGAGTGAGATAGAAGTAACTGGTGTATACTTGGAAGATCCTATAGTAGAATATATTACTATGAACCCATTAGAGATATTATGGGTTTCTATTATGAAACTTCATCGGGACCAAGATCCAATAGAAACATCAGTAGTTTTCCTAGGGCAGGTAAAGAATGTAGAGTTCAAAGGCAATGAGGCTAGAGTTGCAATAGTTGGATTTGAACATTATTTATCACAAGCAATTCCTAAATATAGATACCAGCCTATATGCAATAACTTTTTATTTGATGACTTCTGTGGATTAGATGCTGACACATATAAAGACAGCGGCACTGTGACCGCCGTAAGCGACGATGGCTTGACTTTAACAGTGGCAGGCATATCTACTGCTGATAATTATTTTACACACGGTTATTTGGAAGCTGGGGACCACAGAAAAACTATGATTGCAGCGCATGAAGGAAGCACTTTAACTTTAAGATATAAGATTTCTACTATAGTATCAGGAACAGCAGTTGATTGCTATCCAGGCTGTGATTTGGATATAGAGACATGCAGAGATAAATTTAATAATGTTGTTAACTTTTTCGGCCACCCTTATATCCCACTGAATAATCCTTCTTTGCGTGTATAAATAGCAGTAACAGCAATATAAATAAGGAGTGCAATATGACAAATCCAATAGATATAAATTACCTAAATGCAGTCGGAGAATTCTGTAAAATTTATGGCGGTTGGGCAGTTGCAATCTTTGAAGGTTTCTTTATTATGTATTTGATTAAGCTGCAGCGCAAAGACAGGAGAGATGCGGCTGCTACTTTTGCTGACTATCATGACGAGTTGGTTGATATGATTAAAGAAGCCACTCAAACTAAAATGTCTGTTTCTTCTAGAGTATTAGAACAATTAAGAGAAGTTAGAACTATTAAAGAAGTGCTGCATCAATTGGTAATGAGCTGTATGGGCGGCGGAAAGGTTGATATAGATTTATTGTTAGATGAAAATAATCATGAGAACCATACTGTAATAAGTTTTTTAAAAGAAAAGAATGGAGAAAAATAAGGATGGAGAAAAATAAGGATTGATGAATGAAATATTACTTTGAAGATGAAAAGAAGCAGAAACAATTGCTTGCTGTATTAAATGAATGGATAGGAACAAAGTATCGTCATCGCGCTTCTGTTAAAGGTATGGGGTGTGATTGTATAGGACTTCCAATAGGAGTATTAACAGAAATGGGTTTATTGAATTTAAGAAAGAAGGATATACTAGAGTATGCTCCTGATTATCATATGCATAATACTAGATCTATGTTGGTGGAAAGTATAATAAAACATTTGAAAGTAGTCGAGATTACGGATGGCAGTTTTATGAATGGAGATATACTTTGTTTTAAATTTGGCAAAGCAGCAGCGCATGCTGGCTTCTGGTTCAATGATTATTTATATGAAAGTGTAGATAAGATAGGTGTGATAAAGACGCATTTCCCCAACAGCCAGTGGAAGGAAAGACTTCAGCATACTTTCAGGATGGTGAATTAAATGATTTCAACAGACAAAGAATTTAATGCGTTTGGTAAATTAATGTCAATGTTTGCATTAGGCGAATTGCAAAATACTATTGATGTTAAAACATATTTAAAAGAATATAATTATACATTAAGTGATCTAGAGAGCTATGTTTATTGGAAAAGAACTAGTATAGAAGAAAAACAAAAGGTTATGATGGAAAGATATGATAAAAAAATTAAGCCGTCGAGAGAAGCATTGAATGCAGCGCTGCCAAAATGTCCAAACTGCAGCAGGCTGCTTTATATTTACCCCATTAATGCTGAAAAAGGAAAAGGAAATATACATGGATATAAATCAGTATGGCAATGTATTGATAAAGAATGTGTTTATGAAGAATACAGCAAGGAAACAGCATTTAATATAATATCATCTTTAATAGGAATAGAACATACCAAAAATTTAGGTTATAAGGAGTAGCATAATGACAATAGGCGGTTTCTTTGGCGGTGTAGTTGGCGGAGTAATAGGATGGTTTGCTGGCGGTCCTTATGGAGCGTTTGTAGGCGCTTCGTTTGGTTTTGGTATAGGAATGATGGTAGATCCTATATCACCTGATGTGCAGTCTCCTGGGCAGCCGCAGATGGCAGAATATGTTGTTCCTACATCAGATGAAGGGCTGCCTCTGCCTGATCTGGTTGGCACTACTAAATGCACTGGCAATATAATAGTATATGGTGGAGATAGAGCAGAGGCTATTTATACTACTACTACTGCAGAAGGCGGTAAAGGCGGAGGAGGAAGTTCTTCTTCGACACAGCAGACAGGATGGAAGTATTATTCAACTTGGGCTATGGGAATATGTTTAGGCGAAGTTAATAAACTTTATACTGTTTACAAGGGAGATAATGCTGTATGGAATGGTGAAATAGAATTAACTCCTGGTGTTAATGATGTTACAGGTGAAACTATTACATTAAGTGAGAATATGGGCTCAATGACATTTTACTTCGGGACTGCAAATCAAACTGCTAATTCTGATATAACTGCATTGCTAGATGATGCTTCATTAAGCCCTGCTTATAGAAATCAATGTTATGCTGTGTTTCACGACAATATGATGGGAGAAAACAGCAACAGAGTTCCAGCAATGAAGTTTGTTATAGGAAAGTTTCCAGTATTAGGCATAAGTGGCCGGGAACAAATAGGATTATATGATTACAATCCAGCAGATGCTGCTTATTATACTTTGGTTAATATGGCAGAACTGCCTGCAGCATATGTAAATTCAACGACATTTTCAGGTGCAGCATATACTTTATGGGAAGAGTCACTAGGTATAAGTTGTTTTTATCAATCATATAATTCAGTTGATACATATTTAACATCAATATTAAATCATTGTGTCAGTATTATTAAATATAGCAATAATGGTATGTTTGATATGAAATTGCTCAGAGATGATATATATGAATATGATATGGAAGAAACAGATGAGAATATTTATTTGGATAAACCTATTATAAATAGAATTTCATGGATTGATACTTTAAATGAGATAAAACTTTCTTACTCATTAAGGACATATAATTCTGAATGTGTTTTAGATGCTCCAGTATTATCACAAGGAGCAGAAGTATCAGGAACATGCACAGGAGAATGTGAATATAATGTTGCATTAGGATGTCCGCCTTTGACATTGCAAAGTTCTACGGGCGGAGAATGGATTGATGTTAAGACAGTAGACAGTTCATTTACTTGGTTATGCAGACCAACTAAATGTGCTGGAAATGAAACAAGCATTAGAATTAAAGATATCCAGGGTCAAATAAGCAATGTTATTGAATTAGATGTTAGCTGTACTTGCGGCTATCCTAGTATGAGTGTAAGCGCTGCTCATTTAGAATGCAGTGAAGTTGCTGATATAACATTGGTTGGTGCAGTGGATGATTGCTGTGATTATACTATTACTGCATTTAGTGATGGCGGTACAATAGAACAAGGTATAAAACAGACAGGAGCAGCTGCTTGGACTTATACCTGTCCAGATGGTTCTGGTAGAGGCAATACATGCTGTTTAAATGACTATGTAAGGTTGGATTTAAAGTGCTGCAAGACTATAATAGATCAATATACTATTACACTAGGAACACCAGTTCCTATTATATGGAGCCCTGCCAATCCAGCTGATATGGAAGCAGGAGGAACTATAGGCGTAGTAGTTCAAGGCGGTAGAGGCGGTCCATTTCATTGGGTCTCATTAGATATGGATGAATTCTGGTTTACTTGGGGAGATACAGAAGGAAGAGAGAATTATTTAAATGCTGCTGAAGATTTAGAAGACGGAACAGAAGCAGTATTAACTGTATTTGATGCCTGCAACAGCAATTGCAACGGAGAAGTAACAATCGGTGCTGCTGGCCCGGCAGCGATGATGATGGGTGAAAATCCAAGAGGCGAGTTGGGAGATGGAACTACTGTAAACAAATGGGTTCCGACACAAGAAGTAACAGCAGCATTAGATTGGGCATTGATTTCTTGCGGAAAAGCAACTACTCAAGCAATTAAAACAGATGGCACAAGGTGGGCTTGGGGTAAAAATAATAATGGTGTTATGGGTATAGGATCTATTGATAATGATGATCACACAACACCAATTCAAGCAGACGAAGGCAATCAGTGGGTTAAAGTTGTATCTGGTTGGCAGTCAAGTGTTGCTTTGCAGTCAGATGGAGATGTTTCAACTTGGGGATATAATAGTTATGGTGAAATTGGAGACGGAAGCTTTCCGCCGATACAAGGTCCGACTTCTCCATCTCATGTTTTATCAGATGGTGCTGATATAGCGATAGGCTATTATCATTGTTTATGTGTAAAAACTGATGGCAAAATGTATGGTTGGGGTGCAAATGGTTATGGTGGATTAGGAATTGGCAGTGTTTCCCCACCAGATAATTTTGAAGTTTCTCCTGTTCAAGAAGCTCATGGTTATACTGATTGGTTGAAAGTTGCATGCGGTTCTGGCGGACACTCATTAGCACTCAAAGTTGATGGAACTTTATGGACATGCGGCAGAAACAATGATGGTCAATTAGGAATTGGTTCAAAAGATACAAGTGCCCATACACAATGGGTGCAGATCGGCAGTGATGTTTACAGCGCAATAGCAGCAGGCAATCAGTCAAGTTTTGCAATTAAAACAGATGGAACACTTTGGTCTTGGGGCGGTAATGTAGTAGGAGCGGCAGCGCAAGGCGGATCAGGAGATATATTAACTCCAACACAAGTAGGTTCTGATGATACTTGGACTGATGTTCAAGCAGGATATTTCAATGGTATAGGGCTTAAATCAGATGGAACACTTTGGTCTTGGGGATGGAATCAATATGGTCAATTAGGATTAGGCGATACTTCAAGCAGAAGCGTGCCTACTCAAGTCGGTTCTGATACAACCTGGACATCTGTGGCTTACATTAAAGTAGAGCATGGCGGTGCAATTCAAGAAATAGAAGGATAAGAGGAATAATATGAGTGTTACTATAGATTTCAGAGAAAGTATGGTTCAAGCAAATGATATGGCTAATAGAAGTATAGTTGGTTTGAATACATCTAAATCAGTTAGATATATGCTTCATTGTGTTACTAGTAATGCCATATGGTCTGCTGATAAGATATTAAGAAATGCAGCGTATCCACTTGCACAAGTTTCTTTTCCGGCGAATAGAAATTCATTTAGATTAGAAGTAGGAGATTTGTTTAAGTTTAAATATGAACAATACAGTATAGATCCATTAATATGCCGAGTAGTTCGAATTAAAGAAGAGAATATTGAATCAGAAAAGATTTGGGTAGAAGCAATAGAAGATTTGAATTATGTATCATCCAATGTAGTTGCACAACCAGTACCAGGATTAGCAGAAACAGAGGATTGGGATTTAATTCCTTTAACTAATATAGAAGTGCAGGAAGCGCCATTTGTAGTAGCAGGAGACAATATAAGGATTATACCACTGGCAGAAAGAACAGCACCTACTGATTTAGGTTATCTATTATATATTAGTATTGATGGTGGGACTTCTTATACATTGTTAGACAATATAGATGTGTTTAATCCTTATGGAACATTAGATGCTGAATATCCTGATACTACTTATACAATAGATGATGCAGTGGGTTTTAATGTTACTTTTACTAATGATGATGTTGATATAATAAATTCAATAACAAGAACAGCATTGTTTGGCGGAACAAATTTAGCACTGCTTGGTAATGAAATTATTTCGTTTCAAACTATCACGCCTGTGTCAGGTTATACTTACACGATAGAAGGGGTGTACAGAGGAAGATTTGATACAGATAAACAGACACATGCAGCAGGAACTGATTTCTGGTATCTAGGATTAAGTAACTATAGAATAGTAGAAAGCACTGATTTGACATTAGGCACCACAAGATATTTTAAGATGGTACCATATAATGTAGTGCAAACTGGCAGTATTGCTGATGCTGTATCTGATTCACTATTGATAGAAGGAAGAGCCAAGAAACCTTATCCACCAAACAATTTAAAGGCGAATGGTACTACTTGGCACCCTAAGTACAGTGCCTATGTGGTTTTAACCTGGGATACTCGTGAGAGAAGCTTATGGGCTGGAATGTCCAATGCGGATGCACAAACGGACGCCGAATCTTCATGGGAAGGGTTCTTCAAAATAGAGACTACGGTCAGTGGTGTCATTGTGCGAACTACCGATAGTATTGATGATGACACTTGGACATATACTTCTGCGATGAATATAAGTGACAATGGAACATTAGCAGATGAGGTGTCCTTCTCATTATCTAACTATCTTATAGTAGGAGGAATGAACTACGAGAGCATTTCCAGAGAAATAGTTGTTGAGAAGGAGTAAGATATGAAGATATGTTGGGATAATTTAGAAGACTTACGATTAAAATCAACGGGAAACTTTGGAATAGTTGGTAAACCTACTACTACTTTAATTTACCATGATTCTTGTAAGCAATGTGGAGATCCTTATCTCGCCTATGCAAAAGGTGCTAATAGTAAAGGACATGGCACACACGAGTATTGTAGCATACAATGTAGTAATAAACTTTCCAAAGAAGAAAGAAAAACAGCGTCGGAGAATAGCAAAGGTAGAAAGAATCATTTTTATGGAAAAACACACACAGAAGAAACAAGAAAGAAGATGTCAGTTATAAATGCTGGAGAAGGCAATCCAATGTATGGGAGAAAACATTCAAAAGAAACAATAGAGAAAATGTCTGGTAAAAATAATTGTATGTATGGTTTAAGAGGTAAAGATACTCCTGGATATATACACGGATTATCATATACCAAACAATATAGAGCAGGAGAAACTGCTAAATACAGAACTAAAAAATCGAATCAGACATCTGAACTTACAGAAAATGAACAAAAGAAAGTGCGACTCTATTACCAGATAAGAGAATACATGGGTGAAGATTGGCATGTAGACCATATTAGACCTATTTCTAAGGGTGGGTCAGACCATCCAGATAATCTACAGATAATACCGAAGGAATTAAATTTTAGAAAGAGTGCGCAATACCCCTTATCACCAGAGTTAGAGAAAGAATGTGAGCAGTATGGATTTAGAATATAAAGCATAAAGGAGCAAAATCATGAGTTTCAGTGACAAGTACGATCTTGAGTTTATAGATTACAGCACATCAAATTGGAATTCCATTATAACCACAGATTTAGAAATCTTGGATGATGTAATCCAAACAAGAACAATAGTTACATTAGAAAGTGATACAGAGGCATATATGGCATTGGGTCTCACAGCAAGTGGAACCTATGAAAAGATTATCTCTGTGTCAGGCACAACAGATGATATGGTTTGCCTTTCGATAGAAGCAGGTTCTGCTGGTGAAACAATCCGTGGTCAACTTACTGGGTTTATAGAAAATCCTTTATGGTCCTGGACTATTGCTGGTGATGTATATTTAAGTGACACTGTTTCCGGTTCTCTAACACAAACTCCTCCTGCTGTTGATCCACAAAGAATAGGTATAGCTGATAGTGCTACAAGTCTTTTCATAACAGCACAAGATGGAGCCACTGGTCCTACAGGCGCTGCTGGTCCGACAGGCGCAACTGGTGCAACTGGTCCTGCAGGCACTGCTGGAAGTACAACCTTATCAGGACTAACAGACACACCTGATACATATGATAATGGCAAGTATTTGCAATCTACTGCTTCTGGTACACAATGGCAAACGATAAGCGGATCAGAAGGAGTAACTAACCATAGTGAATTAAATGAATTAGATTATGCTTCAGCAGGACACACAGGATTTGCTTCTGCTACAGATCTAACTAATGTATCTGGTACTGCTGACACTAATACATCTAACTTAACTACACTACAATCAGATTTTACTACTCATAGTGGTACTGCTAATATACATACAGTGCTAAATGATACTGTATCAGGAACAGATAATGTATGGTCTGCTGATAAGATTATAGATTTTACTCAGAATGGTGCTACTACTATTGGTGATTATGGGTTTTATCAAGACCAAAAAGCACAAAATTCAGAAAGTGGCACTTTTACTCAGGGTGCGTGGCGGACGAGAACATTAAATACGACTGTGTATGAGAGTGGTTCTACTATTTCAAGAAGTGGTAATGTTATTACTTTAACCGCTGGAACATATAAGATTAGAGGAAGTGCACCAGCACACTATATATGGGATCACCAAACAAGATTTCAGAATACAACTGATGCATCTACTGCTTTATGGGGCACGCCGGAAGTGGCGGTAAATGTCGATGAACAAACACGCTCTTTTGTTGAAGGAGTTATTACTATTACTGCAAATAAATCATTTGAATTACAACATAGATGTGGTACAACAAGAAATACTGATGGTTTTGGAAAACATGTTAATTGGGGAACAGAAGTGTTTGCGATGTTAGATATAGAAAAAATTTCATAACGAGGTAATCATGGCGAAAGTCAGAGAACAAAACTTACTATTAAAAGATAATCAGAAAGTCCAACTGGGAAACAGTAATGAGGGCGAAGCAACTCACGATGGAACTGACTTGACTATATCTACTAGTGCTGGTATAAATGTTTCTATAAATTCTGGCGCGGGCGGAAAAATCATCATTGGTACTATGAATTATCCAACAGCAGATGGTAGTGCGTCCCAAGTATTGAAGACAGATGGAATAGACACTATGAGTTGGGCAGATACAGATGCATTTCCGATAGGTCAAACAGGTGTATTTGGTGGTGGTAGTTTAGGAACTGGGGATGATACTATTGATTATATTACTATCACAACAACAGGAAATGCCACTGACTTTGGTGATTTGACTGTTGGTAGAGGAGGTTCTGGTGCTTGTTCAAATACAACTAATGAAAGAGCGTGTTTTAGTGGTGGATCTACTGGAACTGCTGTAAATACTATAGATTATGTTACTATATCTACTACTGGAGACGCTGCCGATTTTGGTGATTTGACACAAGCAAGAGAGAATTTAGTAGGAACATCAAACGCATAAAAAGGAGCAACACAAATGATTATACGAAGAAAAGTTAAACTAAAAACACATCAAGGATGGGACAGATAAAATACTGGAATACCTGCACGAGGTTCCTTATTATGAATGGCGTGTTGCAGCATATGAGGAAGGTCTATGGGAATCAGAAGACTTAATGGAGGCATTTGTAGGCACCACTTATACAGGTGAAGAAGCAAGTTATATCTATGACCATG